GCCTTGAACAGTCGATGGTCGGGGGGATACTCGTAATATACAGCAGAGTTGGAAATCCAAACCATAGACTGTTCAAGGGAGCAACTTCGGTATCAGCAACTTGCCGCAGACTCCCTTAGGACACTCCTATACGCTCAAGCCAAAGAGAGCCTGACTGCCAGCAGTTATAATTTTGATTATTGTTTATATTTAATTTATAGTTTAATTTAAAGCGAAAAATTATGAAAAGTTCAATTACAATCAACACCGGTGACAACAACGAAGTTACATTCTCTGTCACCATTGAGGGTATGCCAATCAACAATATCCGGAAATTGGAAAGATTGCCCCGGCAAGTTGCGGAACATTTCGTTGACACGATGAATCTTGGCTGCCCCGGAGATGGTGCATGCACGGAGGAGAACCGGGAGAAGTTCATCCAAAGTCTTTTAGGTACTGAATGAAATATTGTATCAGAGAGCGGAACTCTGCAAAGAAATCTTGCCAATCGGAATTTTCGCCATACGGATAAATCAATCTCGTTGGTCTCTTGCATATCTCCCTTATCTCACTGAGAAGTGGCAGGTTTGCGTCATACGCATAGATGAGGTGAATACAATCCCGGCACAGTTCATTTAAATTTGGATAAACATCATATCCCATAAAACATTCGCCGAGTTCAGCAGGAGATTTCTCTATTTCAGACAATCTTACAAGAAGATTTTCCGCTCTCGATATAAACTTTTTTGTTTCCATATATGTGAATTTTGAATTAGACCATGCAAAGATAAGGAAAATATGTGAGGGTTGTTCGCCAAATGGTGAAATTTGGAATTAGACAGCTTGGTTTCCGCGGCGTTCAGTCCTTGCATTTTCCGTTTTAGGTCGGTTGTATCAGTATTTCAAAGAACAATTAAATATATTTTGTTATGAAACGAATTGTAAATTATTTCAGAAAGCGTTACCGCAGACGCTTGTTCCTGAAAATCTATTTTTCCATCCTCAATCACCCGGACAGCGACCCGCCGTGTGCATTTTTATATGCGGCAGAACAGTTCGAGGAAGTTGTGAAGGTGTTATATCATTCCGGCAATCCTTGAAAGCGGCACATGTTTTCCCTGTCTGTCTATGTAGGGAGGCACAATGGTTATGGTAAATTCCACGGATGTTACCGACTGCGCCTGCATCTCTTTCGATGTCTCGTGCCCGACAGACAGCTTACCCAAGAAAACGCCTATTCCCGTCTTTCCTCCGTTGGAAGCCGTCTCGGTCAGCCCAACGTTGAATTTCACGCTGGTGGCCGGATAATCTTTCCCGTCGTGGCGGTAGGTTTCCTTATTGCAGACCTTAACATCCAGCATTGGGTTGATTAGCGCACCACTGCTTTCGCATCTTTCCTGCGCGTCTTTCACACCATCGCATATCTGCGTCAGGGTTTCGCTTACAAATTCTTTAAGTTCCATATTATCTAAATTTTGTTATGGTTGACAGTATCATTTTTGTGCTAATCGTATTCGTTTGCACGGTAATAGGAGTCGCTATTTGGTTCGCTTGTATCGCTTACCTGATAAGAGGCGTAGACGACGAAGAGTATGAATTTAAGATAGTACTGACAACGATTCTGTCTGTTGTTCCCTGCTTGGCACTAACGCTAATCGGCTTCGGAGGCTTCCTTGTATGGCTTTTAATCCCATCACAGGGGGTGTCGGTTCTCGGTTTCTTGCTACCATTCCTTTTCGGCGTTTTTGCGAGCGTTTTTTCTTATTTGATTGGGTCAATGGTCGTTGAATAGGCATTCATTACCTACAAAATCTTTTAATTCCATATTGTCTGATTGTTTAAATGTTTTGCCTGATGAAGCAAATTGTCAATTTCTTTAAAGAGTCCATTGGAGATTTTAAGGAAGATAAAGGCGGTTTTCGCCAAGCTGTCAAAATCAGCTTTATATCTGGTGGTATCTCTGGGTTTATTATGGGTCTTGTTGGTTATATTATCCACCAATATTTAGGCTGTTAGCCAATATTCCAGCGAGAAAACCGAATATCGCGCCACTCAATGAACCTATTATAGCCGCAGTTGTTTCTTCTGAAGTCTCTGCGGCTTTTTCTGTCCCTTTCGGCCTTTGCGCCAACATACCCTCCGTTCGTATAGAAAGCAATGCCGCTATCGGTTATCCGCGTTACTATGCCATTAGGTGATGTGAGAGTGGCAATGTAGCCGTCGGCTTTCAAGATGGCGGTCAAGTCGCTATCGGTGTAGCCTGCGCCATTGTAGTATGCTGCAAGTGTATTGTCCTTGTCTTTATCGCTGTATCTCATTCTCTGCGCATTAGTAGTCTATTTCCATATTACGATTTTGCATCTGTTTTTTGATGGTGGCTTTTATTTCCTCTAACCTTTCTTTCTTTTCCGGGTACTCCTTTATTAACAGGTCGCAAGCGTTAAGTTGGTCTTCCAACGTATATGGGCCGTCAACGATTGTGGGGCTGCAACTTATTATGTGCATCAGGCTGTCCGTGTACGCTTTTTGCTGTTCTGCATTTCTTCCGCCACATGAGACGGCAAGAAATGAGACTAATAGGGTGGCGAATGGTAATATCTTCTTCATCTTTTCTTTATATAAGGTTTAATCCTTAACTTCTGCTTCGAAGTGTTAAATATAAATTAAAAGAACTATTTTGTTAGTTCAAAATTTGGCTGTTAAGTTCAAAAGAACTATCTTTGCACACGTAAACGACATACGTCAACGGCAAAGATAAACAAATTATCCGAACCGCACAAGTTAAAGCTAAAAAATATACTGTTATGACACTCACGAAGAACGACTATTACGAGATTGCGGCCCTCATGAATGACGGGGGTGGCTCGGTAGAATACGAGAAAGAGGGCGAGACCCTGTACTTCGAATATTCTCTCGATGTGGACGGTTACGAAGAGAACGGCTATTACGACGGCACGGGGGCGTACATCGTCAGAGACGCAGCCTGCATAATAGAGAATGTAGAGTGCTACGGTGAAGACGGTGAGCGCACAGAGTGCAACCTCGATGAAGCTCTCTTAGAGAAGATGGTCGAAAAAGACCTTATAACGGTATAAATCGACCGCCCTGCGCACATCATGGTGCTGCAATCGAATTGACAGGGCGGACTTCATAGAGGCACGTTAAGTCGGTAAGTTCCTCAAGCGGTATTTGACAGATTGAGACATGAAAGTCTGAAAGAAAGCGTAAGGGCGAGACGGCAATCCATGACCCCGAGAAGCAGGACTTAGGCAGACTATAAAGATTTGAAACGAACAACGGCTAAGAGTGCGAGTGTCTATACGCATTGAGTGGACGGAGTTAAGGCAACCGTCCGTCGCTAAGGCCTGACAACATAGCCGCCACATGAGCGCGAGCAGCCGAATCGAATTGGCGTGGCGGCACTTAACCTAAATGATATGGTAATACAGATATTGTTCGCAATCGGCTCTGTGTGGGCCGTTGCAACCGCAGTTCACGAGGCGGTTTCGTTGTTCCGTGAAATCAAGTAATCTATTTAAAATATACAGTTATGGAAATCAAGACTAAATTCAACATCGGTGACACGCTGTTCACCATTGAAAACATGAGAATCACCTCCTTTGAGGTGGAGGCAGTTAGTGTCCTCATGATGAAAGAGAATGCAATCGTAAGTTACTATTCCGGTGTAGTATCACACCTGGAAACGGAATGCTTCCCAACGAAAGAAACTCTCATTGACTATATCAACGGTAAATAATGGTGTATTTTTCACCCGTCCCGTCCGTGAGGATAGGGCGGTAATCGGTGGTGTGGCGGAATTGGTAGACGCACATGTTTTTAATCGAAGTAGCATAGTGTAATGGTAGCACGCGTCAGTTAATCGAGACGTAGAAGAAGCGAAGTACAAGCTGATAGGTTCGAATCCTTCTGCGAAAAGATTAGGATATGATTTAGACGTAAATGCAGGTTCGAGTCCTGCCTCCACCTCAATATAAAAACAAAAAGAAAAATGGAAAGAACTTTAAAGGAAAAGGTATACAGTTATGCAGGACTGTTCAAACACGTAGGCAAAGGAAACAAATTGCACGTTCCATTAGATTGTTATGCAGCTGGTGGGGTGCAGGTTGAGTGCACGAGGCAAAACAAATATGCGGGCTGCGACCCGATGAACAACAGGTTCGCAACGACCACAGTCGAGAAAAAAGGCTACATCACCATCATTCAAAGGTATTGAACCATGAATATAGCCATTGAAGAACTGGGCGGAATCATAGCTGATTTCGTTCGTGTGGGCTATAACTCCGCCGTGGCGGACTATGACCCTCCGCAGGACAGGCTAAGGCTGTCAGAGGTGAAGAAATGGCTTAAGTTCCGTCATGTGGAGTTCAAGACATTTCAAACACTTGTTGATAGGGGCCTGATACACGCCCGCAGGGGTGCTGCCGTAAACTCTCCTTTGGTTTATTCCAAGGCGGAGATCCAGAAAGCCTTGGCCACGATGAGAGTGAACAGATATTTTGTAAACGATAAAACTTCAGATTATGGAAGACAAGAAAAAAACGACTGATGATTTTATGGAGAACCCTAATCTTTCAGTCTTCAACAAGGTACGACAAGTTCCACAATCCGCATTAAAACCCATTGGTGCAGGACGATTGAAAGGCATGTCAGACGTGAATCCAGTTTGGAGAATCCTTGCAATGACAGATGCTTTTGGAGTGTGTGGCATCGGTTGGAAGTACGAAATCACGAAGCAATGGACGGAAACCTACGGCAACGAAATAAAGGGGTTCTGTAACATCAATTTATATGTTAAGGTTGACGGCGAGTGGAGCGACGCTATTCCGGGAACCGGCGGCTCTGCCTTTGTGACAATGGAACGGAATGGGGCATACGTCAATGATGAGGTTTACAAAATGGCCCTTACCGATGCTCTTTCTGTTGCGATGAAGTCCCTCGGTGTCGCTGCTGACATTTACTTTGCCAAAGGGGCAGACCTCTGTACGAAGTACGCCATCAATGAACAGGCTGCAAACGGGCAGCTTCCCACACAACAGGCAGACCCAAATCTTGAAATGGTAATTGCAAACATCAAAGTAGCGACCACCATAGGTGAACTATCTAAAATCTGGAACGAATGCTATGCCTATCAGACAAACAAAGATTTCGTTTCGGCATTGACAAATCGCAAAAAAGAACTTCAAACAGCATGATAAAATTGAATCAATCAAGCGTGGTTTTCACTCCCGAAGACCACCGCTATTTCCTCAACGGAAGGGAATTTAGCGGTATTACCGGGCTTATCAAGAGCCAGTTGTTCAATGATAAATACAAGGACATACCGCAATTTGTATTAGACCGTGCCGCCGAACGTGGCACGATGGTACACGAAAGCATCGAACTGCTCGACGGTGGCTTTGCGCCTGCCGAGCTTACCCCCGAGCTGGAGAATTACAAGCGTATAAAGGAGGAAAATGCACTCACGACGGTAGCGAACGAGTACATCGTTACAGATAACGAACACTTTGCAAGCGGAATCGACTTGGTCTTAAGCGATAAGGAAGACAATATCATCCTTGCCGACATAAAGACAACTTCCGTGTTGGACAAAGAGTATGTGTGCTGGCAGTTGTCTATTTACGCTTACTTCTTTGAATTGCAGAACCCCAAACTAAAGGTAGGCAAGCTGTACGCACTTTGGCTTCGTGGCGACAAGTCCGAGTTTGCGGAGGTGCAGCGAATTGATGTAGACATCATTAAAGACCTCTTGCAATGCGAGGTAGATGGCAGGCAATTTGTTAACCCACTCGCCAAGGCAGACCCGAAAGTGCCTGCCGAAGTCAAAAACGCTGAAATGGCGGTCTACACGCTTGTAACGCAGATTAAGGAGCTGACGGAGAAAAAGAAACAACTCTCCGACGGACTTCTGAAACTCATGCAGGACAACAACGTGAAGTCATACAAGGGCGAGTACATCACACTCTCAAGAAAGGCTGCAAGTACCCGTGAGGACATCGACAAGAAGAAGCTGAAGGAGGAATATCCGGAGGCCTATGCGGCGTGCGTGAAGACTACAAATATTTCAGAATCACTTCAAATCAGATAATCATGGCAAATCAGAAAGCAGGCGTGGTCATAGCCGTAGGGCAGCCACAGACCATTACGACAAGCGGTGGAAAGCAGTACGCAAAGCGCAGCCTCTATGTAGATTGTACGCCTCACGACCCAATCACGGGCATGCGCAGCGATTTCGAGAACAAGATAATGTTCGAGTTCATCGGCGACAAGGTTTCGCTGCTCGGCAATGTCCAGCCCGGGCAGGTGGTCATCGTTACATTTGACATTCAAGGCTCGGAAGTAAAAGGGCAAGACGGAAACATGAAGTATTTTACGCACGTGCGTCCCTACAAGTTGGAAATTAGGCAGGTGCAGCAGCCCGCTCCGCAGCCGACTGCACAGCAACCTCAATACGCGCCGCCGCAGTTTCCATCGCAGGAAGACGAAGCACCATTTTAATTTGACGGATATGGATTTATTTTCATTAAGCAATCATAACGCCTTTTCTTTGACAAAGGCAAGTAGTAGCGATGATTTGAAGCGTTATTTCGCTGCAGTTCTTGAAATCAGCAGGTCGGGTAATGAGTTTCCGATAGACCTTGATGAGGTGTGGATGCTGGCTTATCCAAGAAAAGACCACGCAGTAAGAGCGTTGACCGAAAACTTCATGCAAGACGTTGATTATCAAGTTTTCCCCAAAAATGGGGAAAATAAAAATAGCCAAGAAACAAGAGGTAGAAAGGCTGATGTCTATAAGTTGTCGGTGTCCTGTATGGAGTTCTTTGTCGCCCGCAAGGTTCGTCCGGTGTTCGAGGTGTACCGCCAAGTGTTTCACGGGATGGCTAATACCTACCAAGTGCCGCAGTCTTTCTCCGAAGCGTTGATGCTCGCGGCCAAGCAGCAAGAGACTATCGAGGAACAACAGAAACAGATAGCGGCGGCACGACCGGCAATTACATTCACGCAGGCGGTAAGCGGTTCCGCATCATCCTGCCTGATTGGCGAACTTGCAAAGCTCATCGACCAGAACGGCTACCCGATGGGGGAAAAGCGGCTTTTCAAGTGGATGAGGGACAATGGCTATCTCGGCACGAAAGGCGAGCGGTACAACATACCCAACCAGCGGTATATCGAAATGGGGCTGTTCGAGCTCAAGAAAGGGGTGCGCAGCGGAAGCGGCGGCGTGCTCCACACCACGATAACGACAAAAGTCCTCGGAAAAGGTCAGGTATATTTCGTGAACAAGTTCAATGACATGAAAAGAAAGGAAACAGCGTAATGGATAAGGCGTATAGTAAAACAGTTAATTGCGTTTCAGATGGCGATGTGTTACTTCAAGTTTCAAGAGTTATTGGAACAAGTGAAAAACGTGCAACAATCATCTTTGACGGTGACGATGATTGCCAAGTGCTGGCCTTTGACAAAAGGCAGCTGGAGGATTTCATCGCGCAATTACAAGAAGTGAAAGAAATCATCTAAATGGCACTCTTTGACCTCTCAAACCCACTTGACAAAGCCAACTTCCTGCTCCGTGCAAAGAAGTTGGCAGAGAGTGGGAAAATCGTTGAACTGACCGAGAAGAAACCGAAGCGCAGCCTGCCACAGAACAAATATTTGCACGTTATCCTCGCTTATTTCGGTACGCAGACAGGTAACACTCTAGAATGGGTCAAGCAGCAATATTATAAGAAACTTGTAAACCCCGACTTGTTTATCCGAGAAAAGGAAGATAAGTACTTAGGCAGGATAAAGGTGCTTAGAAGCAGTGCTGACCTCGATACGGCAGAAATGAGTTCGTCAATAGAAAGGTTTAGGAATTGGGCTGCGCAAGAAGCAGGCATATACATACCATCGGCAGATGAAGCAATACTCATTCAGCAGATGGAAATCAGCATTGAGCACAACAAAGAATACTTATAACAGAGCCAACAACATTGCGAAATGTGTGTTTTCATAATTTAATAGTTTAATTAGTTTAATCACAGTGGGGAAGCGTCACCCACACTTGCTTTGGTGGCGGAATTGGTAGACGCAGTGAGGATAGCGCGCACACTTGGAGAAGCCGACTTGCGACCAACGGTCTCCATGCAGGTTCGAGTCCTGCCCAAAGCACATGGAAGTATCTTAAGAATGTTTCCAAGAGGGTGCCACCGAGTAATGCAAGCATAGGTGGATACACACCCTCGCCCAACGAGGTATGGCGTAATGGTAGCACAATAGATTTTGGTTCTGTTAGTGGCGGTTCGAGTCCGTCTTCCTTGACTAATACGGCATGGTGTAATAAACCCGAAGTTAGGAAGTGTACAATCCGATAAGGGTGGAGCGCAAAAAGGAAATCAGTAAAGACAGAAAAATTCGCGAATAAGTATGGCTTGAAAATTTCCGAAGTAGTGTCTTGCACACCACGGTGGACGTGGAGGTTGACATGATTGTTTGTCTGCCGTATATTTTGCGCATCTGGTACAGGAATGGTAGACCTGAAAGAAAATGGCATGCAGATAGAAACTTGCCCCGATGTGGTTCGATTCCACAAGTGCGCACAAAACAAAATCACTATGTATTATTTAAAGAAAAAGAAATCAGGCAATCCGAAAAAACGGCAAGCAAGCCAAGCTACTTTGGTAAAGAAATTGGATAAGGTTTTCAGCCAATATATCAGATTGAGGGATGCATTTCCTAACGGCACGTTTCGTTGTATATCGTGCGGTCAGATAAAGCCGTTTGAACAGGCAGACGCAGGGCATTATCACAGCAGACGGCACAACGCCACACGCTTTGATGAGGATAATGTTTCAAGCGAATGTAGAGCGTGCAACAGATTTTCAGCCGACCACCTAATCGGTTATCGTGAAAACCTAATCAAGAAGATAGGAACGCAGCGTTTCCAACTATTGGAAGTCAAGGCGCACAATACAAAGAAATGGTCGTGTTTCGAGCTGGAGCAGCTGATTAAATACTATTCAGTCTTAGTGAAGAAACTAAGCGAAGAGAAAGGTATAAAGGTATGAGGAACTATTATTTTTGCATCAAAAGGAAAAAGATTGGAAATTTGACAGAGCCTGTCATAGACGGAGACTTCACATGCTATACTGCCCGTGATGGTTTTCTGCTGTTTCTATTGCCATCTGCACATTTGGGAATAGACCGAAATTTTGAAGACATTTTCCGCTATCATGTAGGGATTGGTTTCAGCCTTTTATTTTGGGAAATACGGATCTGTTTTCATTTTTATAAAAACAACAAGACATGAACATTCAATTACGCGACTACCAAAAGGCTGCATCCGACAAGGCTGTGGCCTTTTTCAACGATAAAAAAGCGAGATATAATGCTATCATGGTTCTTCCTACGGGGAGTGGAAAATCGATATGTATCGCAGATATTGCAGATAAGCTGAACTCACCTGTTTTGATTTTCCAACCCTCAAAGGAAATTTTAGAGCAAAATTTTGCCAAGATGCAAGCTGTAAACCCCTTTGGCTGTGCGATTTTCTCTGCGTCTTTCAACTCTAAGGAAGTAGGAAAGATAACGTTTGCAACCATAGGCAGTGTAAAGTCGCATCCCGAACTATTTCAGCAGTTCAAATATGTAATAGTTGATGAAGCTCATCTTTGTAACCCCAAACAAGGAATGTACCGCGATTTCTTTGCTGCGATAGGCGAAACAAAGATATTAGGTCTCACGGCCACTCCCTACAGACTTTATTCAAGCAGGAATTTCGGCTCTATGTTGAGGTTTATCACCCGTACACGGCCATGTATATTCAGTAAGGTTATCTATCAAGTGCAGATTTCAACACTCCTTGACATGGGGTATTTGGCAAAGCTGAACTACTATCAGATGAATCCGTTGGGTTGGAACGAAGGCAATCTAAGAGTGAACACCACTGGTGCTGACTATACGGATAAATCTGTGGTAAAGGAATATGAACGGATAGACTTCTACGGGTATTTGGTAAGCATCATCCAAAGACTTCTTCACCCGAAAGTAGGCGGCAAACGCAAAGGTATCTTGGTGTTTACAAGGTTTCTGAAAGAAGCAAGGCGTTTGACGGAAAGTATTCCCGACTGCGCCATTGTTTCGGGCGACACTCCCAAGGCGGAGCGAGAGCAGATTCTATCCGATTTCAAAAGCGGAAAAATCCAAGTCGTGGCCAATGTGGGCGTTCTCTGTGTCGGATTCGACTATCCCGAGCTTGATACCATAGTTATGGCACGCCCCACGATGTCACTTGCATTGTGGTATCAGATTGTCGGGCGCGCTATCAGACCGCACAAGGATAAAAAATGCGGTTGGGTGGTCGATTTGGCAGGAAATATCAAACGCTTCGGCAAGGTCGAAGACCTCAAACTACATGATTCAGGCAACGGAAAGTGGGCCGTCTATTCCAACGGTCGCCAATTAACCAACGTGTTTTTCAAGTAAAATGGACTACATAGAATTTCTTAAAAACAAGATGGCCATCAGCCATAACACGGGATTTGATATAACGGACAACGAATTGACCCCAAGCCTGTACCCACACGTAAAGGACACAGTGAAATGGGCCTTGAAAGGCGGCTGCCGTGCCATCTTTAGCTCTTTTGGTATGCAGAAGACAGTGACACAGCTTGAAATATTGCGCCTTGTAACGGTACACAAGGGCGGTAAGGCTCTGATTGTGTGCCCCAAACGCGTAGTGGTGGAATTTATGACACAGGCAAAACAACATCTTAATATGCCTGTAGCCTACGTGCGCACCATGCAGGAAGTCGAGAACGCTGCATTGGACTACGATGTAATGATTACCAACTATGAGCGCGTGAGGGACGGAGAGGACGGAATCAGGATTAACCCAGCCTACTTTACAGCTACTTCACTTGACGAAGCAAGCTGCCTGCGTGATTACGGTTCAAAGACCTATCAGGGATTTTTGCAGCGTTTCACGCCTGTACCTTTCCGCTTTGTAGCCACCGCCACGCCCTCGCCTAACAACTACGTTGAGATTATCCAATATGCCGGATATTTGGGCATTATGGACACAGGGCAGGCAATACAGCGTTTTTTCAAACGTGACCAAACCAAGGTTAACAATCTGACACTTTACCCGCACAAAACAGATGAGTTTTGGGCGTGGGTAGGTACATGGGCGTTATTCCTGACCAAGCCAAGCGATTTGGGCTATCCCGATGACGGTTACGAGCTGCCGCCGCTTAACGTACATCAGGAAGTGGTTGCCGCCGACAATGAGACAGCCGGATATGAAGCCGACGGCCAAAAAAAGATGTTCAGGGACGCAGCCGTAGGCCTGAAAGACGCAGCCAAGGAACGCCGCGACAGCATTCCTGCAAAGGTGGAGCGTATAGTCGAGATTCTTAACCGCCCCGAAAACATAAACGACCACTTTATCATTTGGCATGATTTGGAGGCCGAGAGGGAGGCGATCTGCAAGGCCGTCAAAGGTTGCAAGGCCGTTTACGGCAGTCAGCCTGACGATGAGGCCGACACCGTCATATCGGACTTTAAGGAGGGCAGGTTAAAGTATTTGGCAGCCAAACCGGTAATGTTAGGCGAGGGGCTGAATTTTCAATACCATTGCCACAAGGCCATAATACTTGTATCGTACAAGTTCAATGACGGCGTACAGGCCATAGCCCGCATACATCGTTTTATGCAGAAGTACCCGGTGGATTTGTACATCATCTATGCCGACAGCGAGCAGGAAATCTACAAATCGTTCATGCAAAAATGGACGAATCACAAGGAAATGGTGGAACGCATGACCGATATGGTACGTAAGAACGGACTGGCCGGGACTGACGCAAGCCAAAAACTGATGCGATATTTCTTCTCGCAGCGTCAGGAGCAGAAAGGGCAGTTTTGGAGGGCTGTCAACAACGACAACGTACTGGAGTGTCAGACGATGCCGGACAATTCGGTAGGACTGATTGTAACGTCTATCCCGTTCAGCAACCAGTACGAATACACACCCTCTTACAACGACTTCGGCCATAACGAAGACAACGCCAAGTTCTTTGAACAGATGGACTACCTGACCCCGGAATTACTGCGCATACTACAACCGGGCCGCATATTGGCATGTCACGTCAAAGACCGTGTAGTCAGCGGCTTTGTTTCGGGTGCAGGTTTTCAGACCGTAATACCGTTTAGCGATATGACCGTCCTACACTACTTGAAGCACGGCTTTCAATATGGCGGACGCATCACTATCGACACTGACGTAGTGCAGGAAAACAACAAGTCGTACAGATTGGGTTATACGGAAATGTGCAAGGACGGCAGCAAGATGTCAGTCGGATGCCCTGAATATATCCTGCTTTTCCGCAAGATACCGACAGACCGGAGTAATGCCTACGCTGATGTTCCCGTGACGAAAAACAAGAGTGATTACTCACTTGCAAGATGGCAGATAGACGCACATGCCGACTGGAAGTCAAGCGGCGACCGCCTGTTGTCTTACGAGGATGTAAAGAGTATGCCGTTAGAGGGAATCCGGGCATTTTACAACAAGTACAGCAAGGAACATCTCTATAACTATTGGCAGCACGTTGCCTTTGCCGAGGGTTTGGAGCAGGCCAAACGCCTGTCAAAGCAAGATATGATTGTTGCCCCGGCAAGTCACCGCGAGGATATTTGGGATTTGTCCGATTATCAGAGGGCAAAGACCTTAAACAGCAAGCAGTCAAGGGCCAAAAAGACGGTACATATTTGCCCGTTGCCTATCGACTTGGTAACCCGGTGTATTGAGCGATGGAGTAATAAAGGCGATGTCGTGTTTGACCCGTTCGGCGGAATCCAAACCGTACCTTATTGCGCTGTCAAGCTCGGGCGCAAGGGGCTTTCCACAGAACTTAATCCGGAATATTGGCACGACGGACTTACCTATCTCCGGGAAGCCGAGACGGAAGTCTCCTCACCCACTTTGTTTGACTTAATGGATGCAATATGAAAAAGAGACCTCAAAAACCGTTGCCGCATTCCTGCATGGAGTGCGGCAACGCATATTGTATGCGTTCTGACCGCCACGACCCCGTTGTTTCAGAATGCACGATAACAAAGGAGCGTGAAGTGGCAAGCGTGAAACGTGTGTGCAGACACTTCAAGCCACTGATTGGAGAAGTTGAAATACACCCGATGATATATCTAAAATGATAAAGTTGGACGGTAAGTTTACAGCAGATTTCTCCCCCCATGAACAGCTTGTAATGCTACGGCTGCTCTTGGGGGCTGATGAAGACGGAATAGCAAGGATAAGTTACAGAACCTTTGCAAAGTCGTGCGGAATAACGTTACAGGTGTGCCGCACGACATTCTCCGGTCTTATCAGAAATGGCGAGCTGGAAGTGATTTCCAACACAGCGGATAACACACGGGTTAACATAGCTAACACCTTTGTAATTATCTGCAAATACGATAATTACAGAGTGGGAAAGAAGAAAGCAACACACGCCCCAACACAGCAAGCAACACAGAGCGTTATTGGTGTTTTGCAGGCCAAGTGCAAGGAGCGTGAAAAATCCTTTGAACAAAGCCTTGTTCCATTTGTCATTACCCGTGGCGGCATTTATCAGCCGCAGATGATTAGGGCTTTTTTCAACTATTGGACGGAACGCAACAAATCCGGGACGAAGATGCGCTTTGAGTTGGAAAAAACATGGGAAACATCAAAAAGGCTCATGACATGGGCGAACAACGAAAAACAATTTAACAAGAATGGACAATCAACTAACGGTAGTCAGACATCTGCCGCAGACAAGGCGGCAAGCCGTGAATCTCTTAGCGAAATGGCCAGAGAAATATTGGAACAGCATTAACCCGAAGACGATAAAGGATGTGTTCAACGCTCCCGAAGTTGGGTTGGCGACCATTAGCAAAGAGCTTGGTGAGATAAAGCTGAAGGCTATGATGGTAATATGGATGGAGAGTTTCATCAACTTTTATTCCACTACTGGCACGATGGATAAATTTCAAGTGGCCGACACCATCAATCTCATTATAGACGAATATCCACACTATACGATGTACGACTTCAAGCTGTTCTTCAAGCGTGCGAAGCTCGGGGATTACGGGGAAGTGTACGGGCGTATGGATGGGCAGGTTATACTGTTGTGGCTTCGGAAATACGACATTCAGCGTGACACGGCTGCTCAAAATGAGAGCATCAAGGAATCAGAGCAATACAAGGAGCTTGGAAAACGGGCACCATCGAATGGTATGTTTTACCAAGAATATCTTAAATGGAAAGAAAACCACAAACAATGACAACAACAGCGACAATACCCCCACGGATCTACATCCGAGGGGCGGCCAACAAGAACATCGAGAGGGACTTCGGCCACACGGCCTCGCTCTTTTACATCGTCATCGGGGCCGTCAACGACCTTGCCAGCCACGCCATGACGGATGCCGTGGAGGCGGTGAGGAAGTCCAGGCACTACCGCCACAGCGTCAAGTACCACATCCGCGAGGCGCAGCGTAAGTTCGATGACTATGAGCGGATGATGAAAGAACAGCTGACAGACCGCTTCCCTCTGTTCATGGACATCACGGATGAGGTTTATGAGATGATAAGGCCCGACATGGAGAGGCTCTATTTCTCGTTCAAGTCGGAGCTCGACAAGCACCGCGAGCCCGAATCGGAGCTCAAGGCGCGGATGGAGACCGCCATCGCCATGCTCGACCTCGCCGTGTACATGTTCGACAGGTTCTTCGACAGCGCGAGGGAGAGGACAAAGGCGGACTTCCGCCCGATGTTTCTCCCGGGCCGTCTCGGCGGTGTGGCCAAGTCATGGCACGAGGCTTTCGCACCGCTCGACAAGTCAAAGGACACAATAGACTTCAACGAGTCCGGGACATGCCGCATGGCATTAAGGGTAATTGAAGTGAAGCTCACCGGGGAGGAGCTTTTCAACAGGGCCGGGGCAATGGCCATACGGCTCAACCCCGAATGCGAGAAATACCTTTCCGAAGATGATAAAAAACTATTAAAGGAATTTGAAAAATGACACAGAAGCAATACACAGCGCGCCGGGCCTTTATCCTATTCTGGCTCATGGGCGCAATATCGGCCCGGTGCCCACGCACGGCAAGGGCGAGACTTAGAGACCTCGCACGGCTCGAGAATGAGCATGACGGGGCTGACTACGGGAAGACATACAAGGGGCTTTTAGCGGAGTATGGGCTATAATATAAAAATAACTTCAAACAAAAATAAGATAATATGAAAACATTTGCATTTTTAAGTATAAACAATCTTTATGATGAATACAAAAAGGCGGGCATTTCATGCGGAAAGTACAATGGATATGTTGGTATCATTGGCGGGGACGGTTTACCATTAAGCTGCCAAGGAGGACACGACGAAGACGATTACGACAATTCGCTCGACAGCAAAGTTGATGTCCACGGTGGAATTACCTTTGACGGTAATTTTGACGAGACCGATTCTATTATACCAATCACGGAAATTCCTGCTGATTGGTGGAAATACAGAATTATAGGCTTTGACTGCTCCAATTTCGGAGATACAGAGGACACCTGTCCATTTGATTTCGTCAGGGAGGAGACATTAAGATTGTTAAAACAAATTGACAAATTAAAATAAATCATGGAAATAACATTCAAAGACGGCGACCGCATCACCATCCCAGAGGGGTGCAAGGCCACCATCGATGGCAACGAGGTTGTCATTGAGAAAAAGGAACAGGAGTTCAAGGACGGGGATGTGCTTGCTACAACAGAACGTGTCGGAACCAAAACCATTTTGATTTTTAAAGGAAAAGAATCAAGAAAAAACTCGTTTAAATCGCATTTCAATTCATCAGGCTTGAACGAAGAAGGGTGGGCATATTCCCTTTTCCGCTATGCCACCGATGAGGAAAAGCAGCTCCTTTTCGACAAGATGGAAGAGAAAGGCCTGCGATGGAACGCCGAGGAGAAACGGGTGGAGAAGATTCGGTGGAGAGCGAATGATAAAAGAGCATACTACTGTATAAGAGATCAAGGAGACGTAATGGTAAATTACGAAGCAGGATTTCCCGCAGACGAGGATAAGTGGGAATTTGGCAACTACTTCCGCACCAGCGAGCAAGCCAAGAAAGCCGCTGCGACGGTCAGAGAGACATTGAGGAAGTTTCACGAAGAAAACGAAGAAAACCTATGAAATACTTTATCGACAACATTTATTCAACCGGTACTGAGCTGAAAAACAAGAAAGGGCAGGAGCTGTGCAGGTTCTGCGAGGAGAGGTACGAACACCACCTTGTGAACAGCGACGCGGCAATCTCCGCAGTGCAGAAAGAGATTGAGCAGAAGATAGCCGAACTTTCCGCTAAATATCCGCGTATGCTGCAAATGCGGGTAGACCGCATTAACAGCGAGTTCTTCAACAAGACAGAAATTATTATCAGCTGGATTGGGAAAGACGGTACGGCAAGCAAGTGCCTTTCGCTCAATCTCAAACATGTGAAAGGGGAAATAAACGAAAAAGACTAAAGGCCATGACAAACGACAAGTTCATCAAGCGCATGAGCATCCTGCTGATAGCGTGGTGCTGCATCCTGACAATTCATGTGTTGATACCGCCTTACAGGGCCGTTGACATCATTACATACATCAGCTGTATGTTATGCACGTTGACCTCCCTCTGGGCCTTAAAAAGATTGAAGCCATGAGACAGATAAAATTCCGGGGATGGAACCCCAAGAACAGGACATGGCTCTACGGCTACTACTTCGTGAACCGCGGCAGGCACTTCATCGTTACAGACGGCATACAGCCGCCAACCAAGATTGCCGAAGACTTCGAGGTGCTTCCCGAGACCGTCGGGCAGTATACAGGTCTCAAAGACAAGAATGGTAAGGAAATCTACGAGGGGGATATTATTAAAACTCCGCTTGGCTATATAGGAGAAGTAGCCTTCGGGCGTGCAGAAGAATGTTGTGTCCATAGAGAGCATAACAGAAAAATAACAGATGTTTATACAACGTATGGGTGGATATTCAAACGGGCAGATGGCTACACTTGTGCAATAGATGATGAAATCCTTGGAGGTGTTCTACTTGGCAACATCCACGGCAAATAACCCTTTAAACAGAATTATACATAATATCAACAACAATCACATAAAAATTGGAGGAAAAGAAATGACAAACAATGAAAAGAACAATTCCGTTTGCAAGGACAAAGTCACATTCTTAGGAGATGTTGATGATGATGCCATGTTAAGATTGAAGCTGGTAGAGCTTGCCGGATTCTCCTTGTCGGAAGTTCCGCTTGTCTACCAGTTCATAAAAGGCGATGACGACGCTCTCGGAGAATTGAAGGAGTTCCGTCAATGGAGATTGGAACGCCAAATTCCGAAAGACATTTAAGGCTTTTCAATAAGCAGTGTAATAACCAATACAGGGTACCCTTTAGAATCTCCGGATAGTTGATGGGTAAACGAAGTGGACACTATCTGTTTTACAGACCATCCTGCTCCATTGAGTTTCTTTGTAACTTCATCGAGATTCAGATGATAACTGTCGATGGAGATAAAACGCTTTGAAAAGGTTAAGATTCTCTGTTCCATAATAATAAATTTTAAAAATTAGACACTGCAAATATAGCGAATAATCCCCGGCGGCGCACCACTTCATACGATAATTTTAAAAATTAGACGCTTTTACTTTATCGGTGCGCCGCTGATTTTTAACGAAACATTAAACAAACATAACGATGGAAAACAAAACCATAAAGGCCTACAAAGGCTTTGACAAAGATTTAAAGTGCCGTGACTTCCAATATGAGGTAGGCAAGGAGTATGAAATGGATGGTGACATCAAGTGCTGCGAGCGCGGATTCCATGCCTGTGAGTCACCTCTTGAGGTTTTCGACCACTACGACATGCTTAACTCGCGCTTTGCGGAAGTGGAGCAGTCCGGAGTAGTAGACAAGGAAGAAGGGTCGACCAAAGTCTGCTCATCCAAAATCAAGATTAAGGCAGAACTCAAATTCGCCGACATCATTAACCTCGGTGTAGAATGGCTGAAAGAGATCACCTCTCCAGCAAAGATGCCATCAACTGGTGAATTGAACGATAATGGCGACTCCGCAAAGATTGGGTCAAGCGGCGACTACGCACAGATTGGGTCAAGCGGCGACTACGCACAGATTGGGTCAAGCGGCGACTCCGCACGGATTGATAGTACTGGCGAAGATTCTGTCATCATGTGTGCAGGGGCCAATTCTATGGCCAAGGCTAAAAAAGGAAGCTGGATAACTCTTGCCGAATGGAAATATTCGGAAGAAAAAGGCAGAATGGCCCCCAAGTGCGTAAAGACAGGGTATGTTGATGGCGAGCGTATCAAAGAAGATGTTTGGTATAAGCTCGTTGGCGGCGAATTTAAGGAGGTTGAACAGTAATATAACCAGCGCAGGAGGGGGCATGTCTTCCTCCTGCATAAAACAACAAAACAGTTTCACAAATAGATAACAAAATCATGAACAAGAAATCAATCAAGAAACTCATCCGGCTGATTGTGTCCGTTGCGGTCGCAATCATCATCTTCGTTTTCTCCGGCCTCTTGTCGTGGCTGTTGGAAGACGCGCCCGACTGGGTGGTGTTGACGGTGAACGGACTTGTCTTTGTCCTTATCGCCTATGCGCTGTACGACAAATTCTCGGAGTCCGGGAACGAGACCTCCTGTTCCACGGGGGAGAAAATCATCCTCTTCCTTGCCGACAGGTATTCGATGTTCCATGCAGACCTTATCCTGCGGGCCATGACAGACGACAGCATCGACAATGATACGTTCATGCGAGGAATATACCTCATTGACGAATCTTTCAGGACAATGGAGGACAATGACGAGTACGTGCCGGACGGATGGGAGGAAGTGTGAGATGCCATTACGAGAACGTGAAAGGCGTAGGCAAAGTGCTTATTCCCGGATGTTGGTCAGTTGTCATAAGCGGCGACATCCGGGATTGCACCTGCCACCCAACGACCTATGCAGCCTTTGAGCGTGCCGAGTTCAAAAGGGAAGTCGAGCGTCTGAAAGGCATCATTACCGAACTTGAAGAAGAAAACGAATTTTATCTCCAACTGTTGGAGCACAATGAAATTGAAGTGAATTTACCGAAAAATATTTAAAGCAATGGACAAAAAGAAAGCAGAACAGGCAAAAGACTTGTTGTACGAACTCGAAAGAGTACAAGACCTCAGAATTGTCATGGAAAAAGAACAAGACCATTGGTGGTCGTTCCTCACTCCTGACACAAAGAGTTGGGAGAGAGACGGGGTGCGCATGCCCAAAGTCCTGCGTGAAGAGTTTACGAAAGCCGTAGACAGAAGCATTGAACGGTTAAACAAACAAATAGAAGAATTATGAACGAAATTTATTGGATAACTCGCCTTGATAGTATTAATAACGTGTTTGCCATCATCGTTATGGCAGCGTTCATTGCAGCAGTTATCCTGTTTATTCTTTTCCTCGATTCTGACGAGGAAGACAAAAGGCGGAAATTGTGGAAGCAGCTTAAAGTGTCCATTTGCTGTTTGTCCGTTTCCATCCTTGCACTTGTATTCATTCCCTCGACAAAGGACGCGCTGCTCATATACGGGCTTGGCGGTTCTCTTGACTATATTAAGGGGAACGACACGGCGAAGAAGCTGCCGGAAAAAGCCATAATTGCTTTAGACAAATATCTTGATGAACTGAACAAGGACAAAAAGGAAAAATAAAATGACGAGAAAATTGTAATCTTATGGAACTGATAGACATTGTAGATAAACTAATAGGCGATATAGAGCCTATAGGCGACACAAACATTGACGAGGAACGTTTTGAAAATCTGAAAGCGTATTGCGAGTTGATAGACGACATGATACGAAAGGTTGATGATGTTGCTTGTAAGAATGAAAACAGCAGATTGGCTTCTGTTAAGAAAGCGAATGATTATATCGGAGATTTTTTCACTAACACATTAAGAATTACAGAATAGTATGGAAAAGATTATTAAGAGACTTTTGATTTCATCCCTGCTCTTGCTCGCCATTTCCGGATGTGACGAACAGAAATCATCCTACCGCTACAAGGTGGTTGACAAGAGTCGTGACATAGATTCGCATTACAATTTTTTCACTGAAAAGCAAGTGGTCGAAACGGCCTACTTTGTCATTTTGCAAGCCGACGACGGTACGGTAGTCTCTCACAAGTGCAGTTCCCCTGCCGAGTTCTACGGGTATCAGATAGGGAAAACCTACATTTTTAACCAACAAATAAGCTATTGACATGCAACAGAAAACAACGGTTGAACGCGTCCTGCACTACATCGGCATGAAGCTCCGCAAGGATGCGGATGGAAACGAGGTGATAAGCAGACATCACGCAGAACTCGCCGCAAGGATGGCGTTCGAGGGCGGCAGGCAGAGTGTGGTGGAGAATATCCCTGAATTGGAGTGGGACTGTTTTGAGGCTACAACGGAGATTGGTACTTTCAGTATTTCTAAATTTCTTAACTCATTTTATTTCAGTCTTGACGATATGAAGCATTGGAAATATTTTGATAATATAGAAGATACGATGCTGGCTGCAAACGAGTACTACAAGAAACGGATTAAACAAGCATTAGGATTATGACACAAGAAGAAATATTACAGCAAGGCGCACCTATTGAGCCTAACTGCCTTGAAACTGACAGAGAGGAATTGTACAAGGTGGGGCTACGTGATGGCGCAACAGCAAGCCATTGGCACAAAGTTGTCGATGGGGACTTGCCAACCTCTTATGTTAGATGCTTGCTCGCTAACCACAAGGGTATGTGCGTTGGATACATGTTGGACAATGAAGGCATCATATTGGATAGCGGGGACTCCTTTGCATCAACTATAGACGAAGTGGATTATTGGATGGAAATACCAGAGTTACCCGAGTAAAAGAATAAGATTATGGAAAAGATAGAGCACATTTTGAAACTGCTGGTTATCCTCGGAATGATTGCCGGAATGGGGGCACTCGTCTACGGCTTCTTTTCCGAGAGCATCATCCTCGGAGTGCTGTTTGTCACCGTGATAATTGGACTTATCTGGCTGATGGTTACTAAAGATTCAACGGAAATATAATGGAAGCAAAAAGATACTTTCACGAACTCACCGACGAAGAGTTCAAGCGGGCCGTTTCCGAAAATAAAACGTATGCTGACTTCATGCAGCCCGCATGGTGCTCGTACCCCTATGCCCTTGATTGGGGCATGGGGTGCTGGAAGCTGACCGAGAGGGGAATCAGGTGTGAGGAGGATTGCAGGAGCTGCGACTGTTACAAACCAAAATCATAAAACAAGCCGTGGCCCACTGTCACAGCGCGCCACGGCTTTTCAAACTAACTAAAAACTAAAAGCTAAAAACTAAATCAATCAACTGTCTATGAAAAACAACCAAAGTTTATGTAAGTTATCCTAAAAATTCCACGACACCCCGAGGCCCACATACGGTTCGAGCCCCCCGTATCGGAAGCCGTACCCGTAGCCTGCCTGCACACCGATTCCGATGCGTCTCTTTCTGACCACCGTCTCCGTCTTGGTGGTGACTATCGTCTGCCTGTAGACCTGTATGCTGTCAAGCCTCGGGTTATATCCGCTCACCCACGCCTTATACGCGCTGTCTGCGTAGACTTTTTGCGTAATCGGGACAACGGCCCACGCACTGTCTTTGGGCCCGTCAGAGGTCAAAAGAACGGTGTCCGTGCGTGTCCTTACAACCGGGAGCCATACCGTGTCCGTCCGCACTGCCGTTTCGGTGACAAAAACGGGTTCCCTAACTGTTACGGTGTCGTGCAATGTGTCCGTCCTTACAACCGTTTTCGCTGTGTCACGAAAACGGTAGCCTCCGGCCATGTAGGAGATGAGGAAGCACACCAACGCACCTATTATGGCCCACACAAGTCTGTCCTTAAATTTCTCTGTCATATCCCGAATGCCTTTTTGACCCGCTCCAAGTAGGCGGCCCGCTGCTTGATTCCGTTCGTGCCACCGTTGATGCGCTAAATATATTTCCACATATAACCTGCCGCAGTATCTCTTTCTCCCCTACAACAGTCCGCTATATGGCCTTTATAATATCTATTCGCTTCGCTGACACTGCAAAACTCTCTTACGAAATCACCATTGACCATATATTGACCCACTTTCCTTGAACGAGGGCTTAATTCTCCACACCGACCGTACATGCCATTCTTCGCTCCCAGCTTTGTTACACTAATATGATGTACGGTTAATGGGTTGTTTTGATTCTCTTTTCTCGTTACCCACTTTAAATTATCAACACAATTATTCAACCTGTTTGTATCAATATGGTCAACACACGGTTTGTTTGCATGATTGTTTAAAAATGTACTGGCAACCAACACGTGAACTTGGAAACGGCGTTTGTCTTTTAGTTTTACCCTTTGATACCCTTTGTTTATTTCACCCATCAAAATTTTTTCCGACAACGGATATAACCCGTTGCCTTTTCCAATATAAAAAGCGGGTAATCTTTTTACCCTGCCATAGCAGGATACCATAAACTCGCTTTCAAAATCAGGAACAGGCTTCCATCTCTCGTCTTTTAAATCTTCCAAAGACAGCCAACGCTCACTGTTTAACTCTGGCAATTCTTCGTATTTAAGCATTTATGAATAGTTATTTATATACTACAAATATACTAAAAATCAACGAATTACACAATTATTCAGCCCATAAATCCGCTTCAAATTTACGTCTTTTTGTTAACCCGTTTACGACTTTCCCATTAACCCTATTCCACCTCATGAATTCTTTCTGAATCGAGGATGTAGCGGCATCCGCCTTTATCCTGCATAACAGCGTTGAGCGTTTTAAATTGCCTATTCCGAGATTGAAAGCAAAATCCACAAGCGCATCGAACTGGTTTTGCGTTTTGCATACATTTAGTTCATTTATATATTTCTCAACAATCAACAAATCGCCACGCAATAAGCTGTCAGCTTGTGCTTGCGTAATGCGTTGTCCCTGTTTTACACCAAATGTATGCCCTACACCGATTGTTAACACGCCTCCCATATCTTTGTAGGCTACCAGCCTGCACCCTTCAAATTCTTTTATCTTTTCTATCAATCTGTAACTTGCCCTCATATTTATTCCTTTATAAATAAAAAAACAGCTGTATCAATCGCCCTGCCCTCGCCCCCGAGCGGGGGGCGATGAACAGGAGATGCTGTAACGTTATCTTCATGTCTCTTTCTGTTTTAAGTCATTTTCCTTTTGATGCAGATTGAGGTACTCCGTAAGATACGGAACCTTTTCGATGAACTTGAACCTAAGCACATAGTAAATGAACGCCACGACATACCACGGCGGCGTGTCATACTTGAACATCTTCTTTAAATTCTTCAATATGTTGAGCGCGTAGAAGTATATCACCACATAACTGATGAAGCTCACGCACTGCAATGCGCCCTGATGCTCGCCTTTGACCTTTCCAATGGTGTAGATGGCGCAGCACAGCACAAAGAACACCGTGGCCTCTCCTCCGCACCGCAGGGCTTTCTTCAAGTCGAAGTCCTCACGGTTGGCAATCATGCCGGAAAGGTAGCCGAACACGAAGTTGAGGAAGAAGACGAGCAGTAGCGATGTGAGCTCCCCGTCTATGGGCTTCAAAAATGCCAGTACGGCAAGGGTGATGCCGACAAGCAGGCTTCTGAATTGTTCTATCATGGGTTAGTCCTCCTTTCCACTCCGGACCCCTCCATGATAATGAATGTCCGGTTCTTTGATGTAATGTTCATGTTTAATTTAATAATTAAAATATTAGCAACCGTAAAACAGTTATTTCAAGACCCATTTCATCCAACTGAACATCTGTTTAGCCCAATCAGAATGAACGAGATTGTTCGGGTGTAGAATCTGCGTGTCAGTTGTGAATGTCGCTGTATCTATTCGTACATTCACGTCATTACTGAATATGTCTTTCACTTCTTTTCGCAACAGGCCTTCCGCTGTCCTGCCGACAAAATAACATGGAATGAAAAATATGTTGTCACTTTCATTACACAGCCCCTGTAATCCGTCCAGTGCCGAGTAAGCATACCTGTGCGGAGTCTGGCTTGCAAATTTTGTCAAACCGATGGTATTCGGGTAATACTCCTTAAAATAAGTACCGGCCCCATCATAAGAAGATACGCCGATAACCGCATTCGGCAATTCCTCACGAATAGCCTTTATCAGCAGACCCATGTTTTTCAGAAATGTATTAAGCCCGCTTGTTTTAATGTCATTAAACCCAAACTGCAGAATGACATGGGTAGGCCTGCATACAAACGCATTGTGGTTCTTCGCAAGAATCCGTGATGAGCTGTCGGTTACTCCGACTATCTTGTTTTCTCCACTAAAAACGACTTTACCGCCAAGCGTTGGGTCACCATCGTCCAATTCCACGCCGTCATCACTGTGTGTTCTATAATTGGAAATGTATTTTTCAATGGAAAACTTGACACCAGCCGTGTTCAGTTCTCCGTTGCTCCATCTTTTTGAAGCGTCATAGAAAGGGTTCCATGTATCAACCACGGACTCATCAAACAGGAAGTTCCCTGCCGTAGCTCCACTGACTGCGGAGTTGAATGCGTAGGACGTATTGGATTTTCCATCCATTTCGGCAACACATTCGTAAGGCCTCACATGGCCAATCGCCTGCATCCTGTACTTGCTTCCGTAAACACCTCGCTTCATAGCCTGCAGCATGAACATCTTCTGGACGATTGCGATGGCACAAGCAGGACTGTTTGCCGGAACCCTGTTGATGCCGCCAAAATCAGCACAATATCCCCTGCCTACCGAATCTCCCAAAAGCAGCACCTTGGGGTACGAATCTATGCCGTTCTCGGAATCTGCGCTCCTATTCAAATAGGAAAAAGAATTCTTTGAGAACCCACGCACGCCGACCTTTTCGTAGCCCTCCGAATTGGCACTGCGTGGATTGAAAGAAACGGAATCTCCGCGAGTGTCGAAAGACACGTTTGGAACGGAATCTTCTTCGTAACTCCCAAGCAGATGGTCGAGGTATATTTTCTGGTCAAAAAAAGTCCGGCTGTATGTATCGCCAAAAAATGTTGTATAAAGGATCTTTGGAAATAGATAGTCTTTCACGAATCCTATATTATCAGCAATCTTCATCAAGCTGACATCCTCGCTTGTCAAGAGAATCTCTGATGGATATTGGTCTACGCGAGAATATCTCCCGTTAAACAGGTACATATATTTCGCATCGGAGGGAACTGTTACAGATACAGCTTCCTTGCTCTTCACCATGCCGCAACCGATTGAATAAGGCGCTTTGCCGCCAGCATTGGCAGTATTGTTGGTAAGGAAAGCAATGTTCATTTCCAGCCCGCTTGCATTAGGCTTAACCATTAAAACTTTTCCTGTATAATCCGACACGTCTGCTATCCGTGCAGTAGAAGCAGCACTATTTTCATACTTACCTGCATTATTTATCTTCAATAGAATTTCTACGGATTGTAAAGAAGGAAGGATATCCATGTCCCTTGTGATGATGTCTGCCACTGATTTCCCCAAGCTACTAACGGCCGCGACCGTTGATGAAACATTGTCTTCCAAAGATGACAGGCTGCCTTTTTTCATTACAGTCAACGATTTTGGCCGAGCGTCCGTCCTCCCATAAGCGCCGTTATAAACGGCCATGTATCTCGCATCGTTAGGTATATTGATGTTCATTGTTCTCACAATATTTATCTGGGACGTGTTTTTTGCGAAATGGATGCTTTCATTTGCCAGAAGATTCTCCTTGTCAGTAAGGAATAAGATATATCCAAGGGTCCCAGAATCATTGGCGGTCACAGCCAGTCCGCCGCCCCGATAATCTTCGACATTAAAAAGGCTTACGCTTTTCTTTTGCGACGAGACCCATTTCCCCACATCTCCACCGCTCCCATTGGCTAAATAGATTCTCTCTCCATTAGAATCAAAGTTTAAAGGTAACGGTTCTCCAAACAGCGAACCCATACGGTTCCGAAGCTCAGCCCTGATATTTTTCCAATCCTCCACATTCGTGCTCCACGTAGGACTAATGCCATTCCATATTGCATACTCGCTGCTGTCACTGTCAACAAACTTAATCGTCAATCCACTTTTTCGTAATTCCGCCGGAACAGCCGCTATGGCATCGGCGAGGGTGTAGGCCCTGCCGCCATTTGCCGCGCTCACGTCATACTCGGTCAACAGGGCCGTGACGGCCTTCTGGCTCATGACGGAATCCTCAGAACCGCCGGAGGTCTGCATGACCTTTGGAACCTGAACCGATACCGCTGGGGAGACGGTCTTGCCGGTATTCTTCCACACGCCGTCCGTCTCGCAGACATATATGGCATAAGGCGGCTCCGCGCCGATTTTGGCCTGCGCGCCGACAGTGGGGTGCGGATGGGCCTTTTGCAAAGCCTCCAAGGTGGAGAAAAGCCCGCAGTCCTTGGATGTATTCCCCTCAACCTCCCTGACAGCCGTCTCCAGCAGCCCGAAATTCGCATTGATTCGCTCGGCTATCTCGCCGAATGTGCCGGTGTTCGGCACAATGTTCAATTCATTCATGTATGTGTTATTGTAAGAATCTGATTAACCTTGCGGTGTAGACTATGGTCTTCCCGTCTATCCTGTCCGACTCGGAATCTCTCCCCGGGTCGTATGTCAGCATGAACTCCAGCACGTCACCCTCGGCCATTCCGACCGTAGGAAGCCATTCGGCCACGTTATAGCTGACGATCAGCGGGTATTCGTCACCGGCCCACGGCTTCGTCTCCTTGCCGTCCTTGTCCCTCACCTTCCTGTCATTCCTGCCAAATACGGAAAAGCCTTTCGTCTTCAAGTCCCCCATAATGACAAGGGGTATCGAGAACGGCTCTGTGGAATCGGCAGACATCCCAAGGAAGACCTTCATCGCCGACAGCTTCGGAAGCGAGACGTCCGTATGGTCCTTGTCGGTAAACACAAACACCCTGTTGCCGTTCTGCGGGTCGTTGATATTGTACACCGTGTTGTCTTCCGCCAATATCAGACGGCGGTAGCGGTAGCTGTCCATGACACCGTTGAGAATGCCGTTGCCGCGCCCTATGAACGCGTAGTTCTGCCCGAATGTGCTGTTGGCAATGTCAAAGACGATTCCGTATTTCGGCATAAAATCAGGTCTGTTGTCGGACAGGCGCGCCATCAGCGGGACACCGAAATTGTTCCATGTCCCCAAAATCACCTGCCTGCCGTCCGGAGAGCTGAAACTGATCATGTCGCTGTACAGCCCGAAGCGTCCGTTCGGCCCGCTCCACGGAATAATGTTGCCGTTCGCGTCCCGCTTGATTTCGCTGCCGAGATAGTTGCCGTGAATCTCAATGCCCGCAATCTTGCCGCTTGAGGCGTTGATCTCCCCCTTTATCTTCACATCGCCGGTTTCGGTGATCATGAAGTTCCCGTTCGGTGACGAAACATTCTTGAACACACCGCCCTCGGCATAGACATACCCGCGCAAGATCATGTCGTTCAGGATGGCCCTGCCGCCATGTGTCACGACGAACTTCGCCATCTTCTTCAACTCTTCTTCGGTGGCCTGATAGGAGGGGTCAGCGGCGTACTTGTTTATCGTGTAATGCGCCTGTGCGAGCGTGCCGCCGCCCCAGATGTACGGCGAGTTGTCGGACACCCGGTAACCGCTCATGCCTCCGGTCTCTTCCGTAAGCACTTTGTTGCGGTAATTACCGACCTTGATTGTCTGCGTGAGCACGAAGCCCCCGACCACCCGCGTGGAAGACTGTTGTATGGCTTCCGTCAGCGAGCGTAGGGCGTGCAGCTCGCCCATGCTTCTGTCGTTGTCCTGCGCCCCCGGCTGCCATGCGGCCAGAGTCCTCCCCAAGACGAGCATCGGCTCGCATACGGTGCAGTCTCCAGACATTGAAAACGATTCACCGACGGCAGGCACCGCCACAAAAGATATTACCTGATATTGGCCGGAAAGCTGGAAAACACGCTCGACGCCGCCGACGCTGACCGTAATGACCCGTCCTTTGGCCTTGGCCGTAAAGGCGTACGGGAGGCCGGGCACGATGGTCGGGATGGCCTGCGATATGGCTCCTGAAAGGGAGGCCGAGAAACCGCTTGCGCTGTCCGCATCCTTACTGACAATGGACGTACCTGACCAGCCGAAGAGCGACGGCGAGAATACGGGCGTTTCACCGCTGACCGGTGTGCTCTCCGAAACCTCGATGCTCTCATAGTTACCGGTAAACCCGCTGTTCACGATAAGGTTCGCCCCGCTCGCCGATATGCCGTCTATGTTCTCTCCTCCGGTTGTGCCGGCCTTGAAATGAGCCACGGCGCTGACCTCCAGCCCATGCTCCGGTGTGTATCTGATGAAGTTGTCATTGCCGTCACCGATATAGGCATCACCGTTCACTTTGAGCATCGTGCGCCCCTTTGACGCATCGAAAGCAAGGGACGATGTGGCCTTGCCTGAAATGTCGAAACTGTCAATGTCGGCATATTGCGCTATCAGCGGAGCCTGCAATGTGGGGTCGAGCGAGGAGTGCGCGGATATGTATATGGCACTTTTTCTGCGCTTGTTATCACCCCTGTGCCCTAACATGACAATGGAATCGCCTGTCTCGGGATTCACGACACACCCGGCAAGTTTGTCGGAGGTGGAAATGTCGATGTAATTGCATTCTGTCGGCATTCCCGAGATGTCCGCCATGATGCCGGTGCCGGTCTTGGTCACAAGGCACCAGTACAGCTTGTTGGACGCGTTGTGTGCCGTGCCTGCCCGCATACGGTTGTCCGTATGGCAAAGGGCCTGGTCTCCGGCCTCCCACATGTTGTCCCTTGCAAGGCCGTTGCCGTCAGTCGCCCTCCAGTAGAGGCGGTAACCGCCAGCCGCGGGCTCCACCTTGTCCACGGTGAATCCGTCTGCCGGAGTGAATATGGCCGCACCGCCCGCGCTCTTCACCTTATCGATGACAAGCGTGAAGATGTGCATCATCCCTGTCACGGTCAGATTCTTGGTGACAATATCCCCCAAATTCGTAATGCCGGTAAAAGTGCCGTGCCCACTTTGGTCTATCTCCGCCCCGTCGAGCTTCATGGATTTTAAGACAGCCTCGCCCTGTCCGGAAATACCGTATTTGTCCTTAAAGGCGATGCCCTTCAAAAAGGTGATGAGCCCTTGGGCCGTGTCGGGGGAGAGCTTGGAGAGCTTGGTCTTGACATCTTCCCCGATATTGGAAAAGTTCTGAATGATGGTCTGCAAGGCGCGGTAGTAGGCATCCGATTTGGCGGAAACGGCACTATTGAGGGCCGAAAGAATGTTGATGTTTTCGTTCGCCGATTTCACATCCTCCTTTAAGGTTTGAGTGTTTCCTTTTATATGCGCATTGCCGACTGTTATCTCCTGCTGAAAGGAAAAATCAAGTTTGGTTGTGAGCTTCGTTACCCTCGTTGAGAGCTTATACCCGTTAATGTCTTCATAGGTCACAGAACGACCGATATAGAGGTTTGGATTCGACTTTTCGAACGCAGCCGGGTTTGACTTGAAAGAATAATTATTGTTGTCAGAGAACATTGCAGCGATGTCTTTCAACGCCTGTGCTTCAAGCCCCCTTTGCGCGTTTGCAAGATACTCGTCCGACATGGCAAGGTTGTACAATACCACCTTGTCACCCAGGAGGGACGGAGTTTTCTCGCCCCAAGGAACCAAGCCCTGTTTGCTTGTAGTGGGGATGATAATATCCCCGTTTTCTTTGTTGAAGTTTATCTCATAGTCCCCGGCCTTTATCTCCACTCCGGTATCACCCGTAGCGGCATTCTTCGGAAAGGTCTCGCTTGCCGTATGGTAGTACATTTTGAAATCCCGTCCGGACAAGGCGGAATGCGAGCCCTGTTCATTCGCCACGAAAGCTGCCATAAGCGTATATCCGTCGAGAACAAGGTCTTTTGTGGCCTTGAAGTCCCTCCACTCCTTGACGGTCTTATCGGTATTATATACGGGATAGGCCAAACGGATATACCAGACGGAATATGTCTTGTGGACAGGCTTTCCGGCATTATCGTAGTGGTCAACGACCTTTTTCCCGCCATCATCCAACAGGTAGCGATTGCGCTCCCTTACATCATAGGCATACAGGTCGAGTTTTGGATATATCTCATCATATACCAATACCTTTGTAAGTATAGGCTCTCCCTGCTTGGCCTTGTCTATGTAGCCGTTAGGGTATTTGTTCTTATCGAGGGATAGACGGGCGTTTGTGGAAACGCTCTCGCCGCTTAATGACCGCTGCCAAATGTTCCTTGATGAACCTTTGACGATGAAGCGGTTATAATAGCCCTCCTTTGATAAGGATATGGATGGTGTCTGTATGTTGTCGCCGACCTTTAATGTTACGGATTGACCGATTGATATGTTTACACCGAGATAGATTTGCTTCATTTCCCAGTCAATCAGATATTCGACGGTGCTGTTTTCGCTGCTGAACTTATTGCAGATCTCCGCCAACGCTGAAAGATAGTCTGTGTTTGAAAATGTACAAGTGGCCGTTACGACATCAAAGGAGGATAATATTTGAAATCCCCATCCTTCATTGGTAATGCCGAAGTCTTCATTAAGACGCAGACAGATATATGCGAGTATGTTAGACGGTTTGTCCGTCATGTTCCAGTCGTATTCCCAAATCGGCTCACCTGCCGAATTGGTTGTTTTCAAAGCCAACGACATACGCCTGAGCACCATCATCGGATGTTGGAACTCCGGCTCGTATTTGAACTCGGATTCCGAAACCTCATTGGGTGTGTACTCATCCAACAGGGAAAACTTGATGCCGTCGTAATTGATATATGAGCCTACGGGTAACGCTTTTTTGATGTTGTCACGCCACGACAGTTTGATGTAGTCTGACTTCATCAATTCCTGCACCCGCTCTGCTTCCTGTGTTACGGGGGCTGAAAATAACTTGTTATCCTGTGGGCTGAATATATCCATAGGCCCAAAGGTAGCGAGAATAAAAGCAGCTATGCGATTTTCAAGAAACATAAAAGCCACAACAAAAACGTTGTGGCAAAATCGCAGAAAAACGGATGATATTTATTGCCTTTGCGGCAATTACGGACACCTTTAGGTGTCATAAAATGTGGGCGATATCCAGATACAGCTCATCTTACTTTGTCATTATCTTCTGTTTCTTCAAAAAATAATTTGTCTAATTGCTGCCTGTACCACTTTTCTACTATCGATTGTGCTTTTTCGGGAGTATCCGCTCGCCCTATTGCACCGTCTGCATCGTTGTGGTACGCTTTGAAATCGGCGTAAATAAAATACCCACTTGGCCAACCTTGCATTATTATCGCGTATTCTGGTATTATATCATAATTGCCAATTTCAAATGTGGGTGAAATTATATAATCAAATACACAATCGTCAATGCCTTTCACCCAACCAAATTTGAAATTTTGAAATAATTCTGTTAATTCTTTCTCGAAGTGGGCTTGTGCGTATTCTTTCGCCTCTTTGAGGCTATTAAAGCCTTTATCGCGTATTCTGTTAAACGCACCACCGCTTAGCCTATATTTGTATCCGTCCCAAAAATCAAATATAGTGTAATAGCCTATCATACTTTTTATGTTGTTTATATAGCATATATAACCTTTTGCTTTTAGAATAGGGGAATAGCTATATAAGCCTTTTTCCCATTCAAGTTTTTTTATTTTCTTCATGTTGATTTTGGTTTATAGGCAAGTACCTTGCCCAAGTTATACACCACCGTCTCAACTACCCATGTGAGAGGGTTGCCGTTTTTATCCGTGCCAAATTCATAGATGATGGGCTTGCCGTCCTCGTCTAATGGTATCTCGCAGTAGGCCGACTTCACCTCGACGAGTGCCGATGCCCTGTTTTTGGCATAGCCCACATAGAACTGCAACGCATCATAGTGGATTGGTATGCCGTTGCCGTTCTCGTCCTCTAACTCGTAGCCCTCGCTGCCAAGCTGTAACAGCCGCTTGACGGTGGTAGGCTTTACCTCTCTGAACTCTTGCTTTTTCGTACCATTGATTATCTGGTCAAAATAGCACTGTTTGATGATAAGCGTTAATGTCTTCATACCTTATTATATTAAGCCATTCTAACGAAGTTTGCAACTTTGAAGCAACGCCAGTCCTCGCGCTCTACATCATAGTAGGTAAAGACCGTATCACTCGGCTTGCGGCCGCTGCCCTCTGTGTGTGGCAGCTTGTTTTCAATCAGATGTCCCCAAGCCTCACGCAGAGTGCCGTCAACTTTCTGAAAGTAGAACTTAACCACTCGCTTCTGCATTTCAGCTTTCAAGTGGTAAAGGGCCCAACTTTGGCGAAGAGCCTGTGAAAGGGTGAAACCGTACTTGCGAACAAAGAACCATGCCTTGCGCATCACTTCTCTCAACTGGTTTTTAATTGTCGTACTCATAATGGTATATTTTAAATGGTTATTACTTTGTCTCTTCTTCATAAATGTTATTTATATGCAACACATACAAGCATCAAGGGCTTTTGATAATGATAGGTATTCAAAGCATTGCGCATTCTCTTCTATCGCAGTCTTTACCCATTCTTGGTTTAACCCCTTTTTAATTGCTAATGCAAATAACTTATCTTTGAAAGTCATAATCATATATTTTAATTGTTATACTTGTTTCTTAATCACAACGCAAAGGTAAATAATAATATTTACATTGACAAGCAAAATTGCAATAAAATTATTGATATTAACATTATTTAGTAAACAATTCTATTTACATTATGTATTATTTCTCTATCTTTGCAACATGAGAATAAAGGAAATACTAAAAGAAAAGGGTATGACCCTTCAGGAACTTGCCGACAAGATGGATGTTAGCCGTCAAGCGTTGAGCCGTCAAGTAGGTGGAAAGTTGCTTGTCGAAAAAGCAGAAGAGATTGCTTGCATGCTTAATGTCCCTATATGGCAGCTGTTCGCTTCCCCAGAGGAAGTACAAACGGAAAATAATACCATAGTTTGCCCTCACTGCGGAAACCCCATTAAAATAACACTGACAAAGTAATGGGCTTCAATAAATATACTTGGGAGCTGTATAAGCAAACCGATGGCGGTAAAGAAACTATCAACTTGTTTCAAAATGCTGCTCATGATGTATCTATATACGAGCTTGTTTCCAGGTATAACTCTATGGAAGCAAAGTTTGCAGACAAAGAAAATATAGAAGATTGCTGTGAACTTTTATGGGAACTTGCTGTTGAACCAGCAACAATACCATTGAACATTACAGACGCACGAAATTTGTACGAACAAATAATAGATGGAGCGATACTGTTTGATGATGGAGAACCTTTTATAGAAAAAGCAGACTATAAAACGTATCTCATGGCTAACATGGACATATCTTTTATGTTGTTTTTCAAGGCTCCGGAATATTTCTTTCCCAATATGTTCCGATATCATTTCTTTGACCTTATAAAAGTCTTTGATATATTTGGCATAGAGCTTCCAACGCCTCCTAAAAAGAGCGATTACAGGGCACGGTGTATGTATTACTGGGAACTTTGCGAGGTGTTATTCTCTTTTCGCAATGAAAACGGACTGTCACCGTCTGAACTCTGTGCTCTGCTTTATGATTTCGGGCAAGGACTTGCAAGGAATGCCCCAATAGGGGTGCCAAGGCCGTCCAAGGCGTGGTTCATCGGTGGGAAGATTATGCCAGAAGAAGACTTGGATTTTATGTTTTGGCAAGCTAATGAAGATACCATGCGAGGCGATATTCTCGTACATTACGAAACGCATCCTGTGTGTGCAATAACATGTATGTGGATAGCACAGACCGATGGTGTAATAGACCCTTTCTTTTATTATTACGCGAACGCGTACATAGGAAATCGGATAAGTCTGCCTCATATATCTCTGCGAGAATTAAAGAATGACGCATATTTCTCTTCCCATCCACTTGTCAGGAAGAACCTTCAAGGAGTTAATGGCTGGGAAATGAGTAATAAGGACTATCAGGAGATTTTACGAATAGTACAAACTAAAGGCTACGACACAAGCAGATTTCCAACTTTGTATGCTCCTAAAATAACTCATGTAAATATCAAATTAGAGAAAGATGTAGAGGAGCAACTTCTTATTCCTTTGCTTAATAGCATGGGAATGACAGATTATATGAGACAGGTGCCTTTGCGGGCAGGGCGTGGAGAGAGGATATTTCCAGATTTTGCACTGCATTGCACTAAGACGGAGAATGGCTACATAGCTAAAGTTCTCATAGAGGCTAAACTTTCCATGCGTAATAAAAAAGAAGTTTATGCAGCCTTTCAACAAGCCAACTCTTATGCACACCTAATGGAATCTCCCGTTATAATACTCTGTGATAGAGAAATGCTTCTTATATATACAAATGAAGAGGGATTTAACCGAAATAGATACAAGAAGTTCTTTTGGGAGGATATGGAGGACCCAGATAATTTTAATGAATTGAGAAAAATAATTCACGAAACTAAATAATTAAAATATGGGAAACCTTAGTTTAAAGCAACAGAATGACGCACAAGCGAAGAATAGTACATTTGCGCTGTCGGATGTGTCTAAGGATGAACTTCTGAAAAGGAGAATATCCGTATATCAATATTTATTGTGAATTAAAAAGAAATAAATCAGCAGATAATTTGCACTTGTTGGAAATATTGCCTACTTTTGCAGAAGTAAACGATAAAATACAAAAATTATGAAAAAACATCTATTCCTTATGCTCACATTGCTGGGCCTCGTGTCCACGTTCGCAAGTTGTTCCTCCGATGATGACACCGTTAACAATCCCATAGTGGGAACGTGGACAACTTATGACGGCATCGAAACTGGGGAAATTACGTTCTCCTCAAACGGAACGGTCACCGCAAACAGCACGCTGAAAAGAAATGGAGCAATGAAAGAAGACGTGGGCACATATTCCGTCAGCGGCACTAAGCTCACAATAAATTGGCAAAAGGCAAGAACATACAACTCAATTTCACACGAGTGGTCGGATTACAAGGATGATGCAGAAACGGTCGTTATTACTTACGCGATAAAAAACAACACTCTTATATTCCTTGAAATGGAGGGGGAAGAGTCAAACCAACCAATTTATTATACAAGGAAATAATAATATAAAGAGGGTGTGTCAAAAGTGAGATTTTTGGCACACTCTTTTTTCTTCATGCAACTTTCTTCATTATTTTAGAGCCTTTTGCTCGAGTTGCATAATTTTCGTATACAATGACTATAAAATCGAGAAACAGCTTCATTGGAGCCTCTATGAGCCCATTTTGTAGTTGACATGTATCCATAATGAGCTTTTTAAGTTCTTCATTCGTATTCCTGAACAGTTTTTGGAGATTGAAGGCAATGGCAAAAATACCGAAGTCCATATTGACTTTGGCAAAACCGGCATGACGGAAGCGTTTATAGTATTTGTTTGTTTTCATTTGCCCAAAGACAGCTTCTGGTTCTATTGGCCTTCGGCTTCTATGCCTTAATCCTTCTTCAGAGGTAAGTAACTCTAAGGCCTTTTTCTTAAACTTTCGCAGTTTGTGATTTACATTGATCACTCTATTCCCTTTGGATTTGAAGCATTGACCTCTCAAGGGGCAACCTTCACATTTCTGAGCTGCATAAGTATCTATCCATGATACGTAACCGTTATCACTAGTTGTCCTCCTATGCCCAACGTGCTCCATATGTTGTCCCATTGGACATACAAAGTAATCGTGTTTCTCATTGTAGTATAGATTTTCCTGCCTAAATGGATCTTCCTTAAACGGTCGGTGTTGCTCTTTGTGGAACCAGTTATACTTGACGTATGCATCTATATCATTATCCTCCATATATTCATAATTCCGCTCACTTCCGTAACCGGAGTCTGCACAGACTGTCTTGGGCAGCTTACCCCATCGGGCCAGATCTAGAGTGAGGAAGGATGGAAGAGTTGTCGTATCTGTAGGATTCCAGTACAGGGCGTAATTTGTTATAAACTGATTCTCTGTTCCAATCTGGAGGTTATATCCAGGCTTAGTCTGCCCATTATTCATAGCATCCTCTTTCATACGCATGAAAGTAGCATCCTTGTCGGTTTTTGCATAACTGTTACGATCCCCCAAGATGCCTAGTTTCTCTTCATACTCTTTCAGTTTTTCCTTCTGTTTCTGAAGTGTCTTTATCGCTTTTTGGGTTTGTTTGCATTTCGTTTTATTTTCACCACCTTCTGCAGCTTTCTTGTTCTTTTCATTAAGGTCGTCTATCAATTGCTGTAATCGGCCCGAGTCGATTGCTTCTGTCTGCGAGTCATCGTCAAGTGGGGCGTTATCTTGAGCGATACCTTCATCTATCTGGTCAAGTACATACTTGATGTTCTCTTCTAATTTAACCTTGTTCTTTTCTGTCGTTTTCTTCCATACAAAGGCGTACTTGTTGGCCACAGATTCTATCTTCGTACCATCGATATATTGTACATCCAGACTGACCTGCCCAAGTTCAACAAGCACTTTGACAACCTGTATAAATAGATTATTGATGCAGTCTTTCATACGTTCTGAACGGAAACGATTGATTGTAGAGAAAGACGGATATTGGCGAGCGCTTAGCCACATATATAGGATATCCCATTGTAAAACATGCTCGATCTTCCTGCATGAGTAGATGTTGTTCATGTATGCATAGAAAACCACTTTAAGAAGCATGCGAGGATGATAAGATGTTGTGCCACCTCCTTTATATGTTTTGAGTAATTCTGATATGTCAAGGCTGTCAACTATATGACTAAGAAGTCGTACAGGATGGTTTTCTGGTATTCTTTCACCTAGGTTTTGAGGAAAAAGAACAATTTCGCCTTGATTGTAATTTTTAAATTGTATCTTTGCCATGGATTGAAATTTTACCCTAAAGATACAAAAAATTAGGGACATGACAAAGCCCGAGCTTGTGAAAGTTCGGGCTTTAATTGTTAAAAAGAGAATGTGTCACTTTTGACACACCCTCTTGTTGCTTATTTCCGGTTTTTCGGATTCGGTTCTATGAACTTTATCCCCACCTTGCAGAATGTCCGCTCCAAGTTCTTGGCATACGCCCCCGTGCTGTCCTTGAATTTCAAATGATACACCTTTGCGTCATTGGCAGGGACTTGGATGGTTACATCGCCTTTGTCCAACTCGTCAAAGAAAGCGTCCTTTTTCGTAGTGAAATCGGCAGGGTTGCTCCCCACAATAGTGAAAGTAAGGGTAAGTTGACGCTCGTTGGTTTTGGGGATGGCAGCGCAATACTCGATGCCATCCTTTAACTTGTTGTCATTAGTGATGTATTCCTTTTTCCCTGCTTTTTCTTCCAAAGAATCAAGGAACTTGTCACCCATATTCACGCCCCATGTCGTGTAAGCGTCCTTTCCGTTAATAATCAATTCTCCAATCATAATTTATCATCCATTATTTTTTTCAAGTCCTTAATATCCGAACGTATTTCTTTCAGATGAGCCGCAGAATTTCCTGTATTGGCATTTATCTCTTTCAGTTCCAAGTAAGAATCGGCAAGGATGGTTCTCGTTTCATCCGCAATGTCCCTTGTCTGTATCTGTGCCATTTTGAAATCATCTATCTTTGCATTCATAAGTGACAACTGCACGTTGGCTGCGTCACGCTTCACGTTTCCGCTTTCGGCAGCAATCTGTACAGCTGTGAGCCTGCCTACAATCTGACTTCCCGTATCTTCAGAAAGGTTGCGTGCCTCGTTGATGGTGGCTTTCTGTGAGTCTGTTTCGGAATAACCGACAGAAGCAGCAAAAGCGTCAACTTCCCGTTTTTTTTCTGCCATCTTGTGGCTGTATTCGTCCCGATAGTCGCTCCAATCGCCATTTGACATGTTTCCGGACTTGATTTTATTCGCCCATTTCTCTTGGAAAGCCTTTAACCAATCGTTGAATTCATCGTTCAGGATGTTCGTGCTGACGAAAGATTTGAAAAGCATTTTCTCGAAATTCTTGCTCCAATCCTCCGCATCTGCATTCATATCCATAAGGGTATCAAGAAATCCGCTTCTAAGGCTGTCAAATGAGGTTTGTGTGATATTGTCCTGTATTTGTTCTGTCAGCTTCTCCGTTTTCCCGGCCTGCTCAACTACATCATCCCAATATTTGGATTTGTCGTATTTGCCGACCTCCGTTAGATACCTCCATAAATCCGGAGCAAAATCCTTGATGGCTTTAAGCTGCTCGGGGGTGAGGTTGTAGATGGAGCTTAGCCCGTTGATGGTGGAAGCGTTGACACCGGCTGCCTTGAACGCCAACTGTGCATCTTTGTTGTAAGACGCTATTTTCCTGTCATCGGCATAGCTTGCATTGGAATGGTGGGCGGAGTGATACCCCATTTGCGCTTTGAGGATTTCCATGCTGTTCTTGTTTATTTCCTTTTGCGCTTTCAATGCGGTATCATAGGCATTTACGGCCCTTGCTCCGGCCGAATTTCCAATAATATCTGAAAGGTCATCTATCCTTTCGGCCAAATGTTCGTTGGACTTGGTTAGTCTTTCCGTCGTCTTGGCAACCTCTTTCTCGTTGCCGCTTCCAATGCCCAATGCGCTGCCAAATGACTTTATGGCGGATATACCTTTCATGGCCGCTCCTACATAGTTGCCACTCATGTAATCAGCAGCCGCACCCATCGCGGCATTTCCCGCGTTGGCCAAGTTGGCAGCCGTCTTCCCTACACTGCTTTCGCTGCTTATGCCGAGTTCACCAAGCAAGCCTGGCAAGTCCTGCAAATTGTCGTTAATCTGCGAGAAGAGCGGCATCAGGTCTTGAAGTCTTGCGGCAAAATCTTCAAGGTATTTGTTCAGCTTGCTTTGCTTGCTTTCCGCATCTCTGTCGGCCTTATTCTTCTTCTGCACGATGGAGTTATACTCCCTTTCACTCTTTGCAAGGGCATCAAGCGCGATTTGTACGGCCTTGTACTTCTCGCTTCCCACGCCGTTCTTATCCCCAACTTTTTTAAGAATGGCATCAGCGTTGGAAGACTTCAAATCTTTCTGCTCATAGCCTATTCCTGCATTGGACAAAGCATCCCCAAGGGCATATTGCTTCATTCCCATATTGGCCTGTGCCTCGCTCATCTGATTGGTGGCATCAGCTTGCCGTTGAAGAGCGTCGGCAATGTCCATCTCCAGCTTCCTGCGTGTCTCGTTGTATGTGACGGCCACGCCGAGGAATGACCTTTGTTTATCCTCTGCCGAGAGAATGGCATCATTCACTCTGTCTATCTGCTCGACGGCAGTCTTGTAACCCTCTAAGTCCAAATCTTTAGAACTTAGCATGTCACGGAGTTTGGACTTGATGCTTTCAAGCTGTGTTTTCGTGAACGAATCGAGATTGCCGAATATATCTTCCCAGTTGATGGCATCTTTCTGCACCTTGATGTCGAAGTCTGAAAGGACTCTCACTTTGTCTGCACCGAACTTCAAGCGTTCACCGTCACTTTGCGCCTTGGCTATCTTCTCATCGTATTCTTTGGCTATGGCAAGACGCTTTTCTTGCATGGAGCCGTATTCTTTGAGATAGTCGTTAAAGGCGTTTATCCTTGCTTGTTCCGCTTCCTTATCTTCGTTGACATGTTTTTTTTCGGTGTTCTCGCGAAGTGTGTCGAACTTGGATTGTTCGTCTTTTGATAAAGTAACAGAGGAGGTTTTGAAAACCTTGTCTTTGTTCTTCGGGTCGGCTTCAAACTTGGCCTTGGCTTCCTCTTGCTTCTTCTTCAGATAGTCCTGTTTCTGTTTTTCTATCTGCTCCATTTCTCTCTTATGAGCAAGTTTCATGGCTGCGATTGTCTTTTCGCTGCCATCCATAAGAGAATCGATGCGGGACTGCTCGACTTGATTATCGAGTTCCAATTCAGCTTCGGATTGTACTATCTTCTGTTTCGCGAGGTCTTCATTGGCTTTCTGTTGCGCCTTTGCATCTTTGACTCTCTGCTTGCGCTCTTTTTCCGCCTTGGTTGCGGCTTTCGTGTCACTGGTGGCGGAATACACTTTCTCCCTTTCTGAAATGGCGTTTATCTTCTTCCGCAGTTCTGCTCCTTTCTTGCCTTTTGCCTCTATTTCTGAAAGTCCGTCAAGTTGCGCTTGCAATGACTTCTTTTGGTCTTGGAGGTCTTTTTTTGTGGTAAATTTTGGTGTATTTCGCTTGTTCTGTTCGGACTCCAAGATACCAATTTGTCCCTCCAATTCGGTTTTACTGAAAGTGCCTTTAGCACCTCTGGATGTGATTTTGCCATACCTTTTACCAGTGAGGTTCATGTTGGCAAGCAAATTCTTGCGAACGTTGATTTGTTTTGCCAGCTCGCTATTGCTTACTCCGGTAAGATTCTTGAGGTAATTGTCGGAAAAATCTTTACTTATCTGCTTGGCAAGTTCACCTTGCCGCTTAATGAGGGCTTTTTGCTCGTCCATCAGCGTTTGAGTGGCCACGCCGATATTATTATCCTTATGACCTCTGCTTCCCGTCTGCCTTGCCCTAAGAGATTCGTTAATGCTTGCAATCCTCTTGTTGATATTCTCGGATTCTACTTTTGCATTTGTGATGGATGTTTTCCCGTCCAAGACTGCAATCTGTTGTTTGATTTCAAGAATATGAGCCAATTTCTCGGCTTCCGTATCATATTTTTTGAATATCGACGGGTATTTCTGCTCCAGTTTAACAAGGGCAAGTCTTCTATTTTCGGTGGAAAGGCTCTCGTCTCCTGCAATATCGCATAACTTCTGAATCTCCTCGTTGTGTCTTTGCTCTTGCTCTATGATTCTTTGTTTCTCCTCATTATACCGTCTGGTAGCATCTTCCACTCGTTCGGTTTGTGTCTTCATGGATATAAGACCGGCTATGACTGCCCCCAATGCTGTTGCTGCCAATACGTATGGATTGGCGAGCATCGTTGCATTGAGTAGGGCTTGTGCCTTTTGGGTAAGGAGTATGCGTGTCCTTGCGAGTGTCATGGCAAGCGTATGCCCGTTCTGTGCAACGGTGGCAACGGCAAGCCCGACACGGTAAGCTCCATAGGTTTCTACGAGACCGAGAAGCACACGCCCAACCTGCTCGTAGTTCTCGACAAGTTTTGTCGCTGTTTGTACAGCACCCATCACGACACCCTCGCCTTTCTGCCCAATTTCGTTGAACATCATGTCGAAAGACTCTTGGAGCATGGAAATCTGGCCGTTAAGGGTCTTTGCACCCTCTTGCGACATGCCAAAGAACTTGCCGCCTGCCGATGTTGCGGATATGAATGCGTCCTGCACCATTTTTGAAGAGATGGCACCTTTTGACATCTCCTCTTTAAGCTGACCGATGGACTTGCCTGTCTTGCGTGATATTTCTTCCAACGGGTTGAAGCCAGCGTTGATCATTTGCAGCAAATCCTGCCCCATGAGCTTGCCCGCACTGCTCATCTGCGAGAATGCAAGTGCAAGGGAGTTGAACTTGCCAGTATCGCCCATTGAAATATCGCCTATGGCTTTGAGGTAGTCGATGGATTTCTCTGCCTCGATGCCAAAGGAGGTCATCATCTGAACCGCACCGACCATATCTTTTGTGTTCAGTGGTGATGCAAGGGCATAGTCCTTGATTTGCCCCATGATGGAGTTAAGCTGCTCCTGATTGCCACCTAACAGGACTTTCAAAGAAGTCTCCATGCTCTCGAACTCTGCACGGACGGAAATAATATGACTTGCAAGCTCTTTCAGCCCCATGCCGCCCATTATGGTGGCAGCTATACCTTTCATCTTCGATGTGAGTAAGTCCATCGTTTGAGCCGTACCGCCACCCTCTTGCTTGAAAAGGGCATATTCGTCACGGAGTTTTTTCACTGAAAGACGCGCGGTTGCCTGTTCTTGGGTGAGTCCGAACAAAGCGGCTTTTTCTTCGTCCAACGCCCTCTTTGCGGCTTTCCATTCTGCAAGTTTGTCACTCGCCATCATCGGGCTGTGCTTGGCTGCGTTCTGATATTCTTCGGCCAATCGCTTCACGTCTGCCGCAACGTCCTTGACCACGGCTTTTTGGGCGATTATTTTCTCTGTAAAGCCGTTTACACTCTGTGAAGCTGCGAAGATTTTCTGCTTGAAATCGGTCTCCATCGTGGCACTGGCGGCGATAATTTTCCCCTCAACTTTGCCAAGTTCCTGTGAAGTCTGAACCAATTTTGCATTAAGCACATTAAAGGCTTGGGGGGTCTGTGTTACATCGACCCCCTTAATCTCCTGCTTCAGCTTTGCTATTTCCTCCCTAAGCCGCTGAACCTTGTCATAGTCGGCTTGAATTTTGAACGATAACTGCGGCATATCTTAGCTCCTTTGTCTTCTTTTTGCCAAATCCTTACCACTGATTTTTTTCACTATATCTCCGAAAGCCTCGTGTTGCTTATCCCTTTGCATTATCACGAGATTGCGGTAAGGAATCTGATTAACCACTTCGTCATATGTCAGATGCAAGCTATCCATGAATGACGCTATCTGCCCCGAAAGGGTGCGGTTGCCGACTATTTCGGACTTGCTGCCAGCAGGCTTGCGTTCCTCGTCAAACTGGCAGCTTTCAAGAAAGGGTTTACACCCACCAAATCCAATGCGGAAGAGAGCGCGTCCACGACCTCTTCAAATGTCCCCTCTTGCAATTCTTCACTAAGCGACAAATCGCCTGTCACAAGCCACGAAAGGGCCTTTGCGTATGCCCCACAGTCCTTTGCGGAAAGAAACATCTCTTTCAATGTCCCTTTGTCTTCCAAATCCAAATCGCTGATACAGTGAATAGCCCCGGCCAATCTTCTGATTGTGGGTGGCTTGACCGGATATGCCTTGTTGTTCACATATACAAGGGTGTAATCCGCTCCGATGATTGCACCGCTAATCAACTTGCTTGCTTTGCTCATATTCTGAAATGAAAAAGGGTGGGAGGTGGACAATGCCACTTCCCACCCGTTGTTATCCTGTAATCTTAAACCTTATGACAAGGCTTTTACCTCGGCCTCGTCGAAGTTATATTCAGACGACACGCCAGCCACTTTGGGTGTCTGCACGAGACCCTTTACGGCAAGTGCGATAGCCTTGTCAGTATTGGATTCACGAGCGACAATCTGGCTGTTCGGGAAGATGAACCACACATCGTCCTCCGTAAGACAGAAGAGTGCCTTGTTGATGACGACTTTCTCCGTAGAGCGTTTCCAACCTACGATATTGTCATTGTCCGTTCCACTTCCACCTTTCTTTACAGCCTCGCCGCCCATCAGAGCGGCCTTGGTCGCATAGTCGTACTGACCGATGGAAAACGTCGGCGTCAGTTCGCCAGGCGTGGTGTCGTACCGATATGTCTGCCCGTTGAGCTGGTTCTTGTACCCGGTAACTGACGCTTCGGATTCCTCAATGCTCCATGTCTCACCATGCACGTTCTGCACCTCCGCCTTAGCTGTTATGGCGGCCTTGATGAGCGTCTTTGCCACCTCCGGGGTGATGTCCGCCTTAACTGCGGAAGTATCTGCATAAAGAATGCGCTTAATGCCTACTGCTGAAATCAATCCCATAATTATTTCACATTTAATACGTTAAACAAAATTCTACAATTAACAAAATGGCACTTCAAAGCAGTGTCCGCTTCAATGGAGATAGTGTCCGCTTCATAGAGATACCTCGTGCCGTCGAATGTCCCCGTTACGCTCTTGAACTTCTTTTTTGCCGTTCGCTCCAACGCTTTCAGTCGGAGCGTATGGGCAATGTTCACCCCTAAGTCGGGCACGCACAGATTGACCTCGACAAAGCACTTCTCCCAAATCTTCTCGGGGGTCTGCCCTTTTACGTGAATAGTGATACGTTCTTCGGTAATCTCTCCCGTGAGGGTCTTGCCGAAAGGAACAATCTCAATCCCGAAGTCCTTGCAATCTCGGTAGAGTATATCCGCTATGTCGGTGGTTACTATCATAAGTTCTATTGGGTTATTACCTCCCAGTCGTTTGCAAAGATGTCAAGCCAATCGGGAACGTAATTCGTAGCGACAACACCGCCATCAGCATACCTTTTCAGTTTCAAACACTGACTGCGGTAATGAATAGTTTTCGTGTCGCTTGCCAACACAAATCCCTTTGCGTCATTTGGAAGGCTTTGCATCTTCGGTACAATGTCAGATTTGATGTCAGAGTCTATTTGCTTGACGGCACAAACGCCATCACCCCAAATGCTGCGTCTTACGACTTTCCCATCTTGCAGGGCTGTAATAACTTCTCTAAAATTCATATCATTCAAAAATTTCTTTCAGTTTCTTTTCGGCCCTCAACGCTGGCCCACTCAATACATCAAACCCCTTTGCTTCAACGTATGACGCGTAGTCGGCGGTGTTCTCCAATGTCAGCCCGTCCTTGTCTACATCGTAAGTGTTGGACTTCTCCAAGTTGTATGTGCGGTTTTTGTATGTGTGGTTGGCTTTTGCGTCCTTTACGGAATCATCGCCAACATCAATCATAGCCTTTTCCACTTCCCACTCGCCGTCATTGAAGAACTGGTCTACATCGGAGAAATCGCTCTCTACAACCATAACTCGGAATAGTTAAAGAAGTTCGTTCTCTTAGGGAGATAGACCTTTCCCTCGCCTCTTACGCTGTCGCCCTCAAGACACCTTACCTCCGTTCCCGCCTTGACATCCACTTTCATTTCACATACAACATGGTAGCTTGGTCGGTACACCTCGCCGTTGACAGAATGAAACTCCTTTGTGGTGTTGTCATCGCATCTGCACTTACAGAGCGTAACCCATTGTTCGCCACCCGTACCGGGGATAGCGTGCCCGAACTCGTCCTCTTGGAACGGAAGAACCTGCTTTACCTGCAATATGTGTGGGGCGTACATCATAGGAAACTGATTTTGGGCTTGTTGTCATTGAGTTCGTCTTTCAGCCCATACTGCTTGCATAACAGCGAATAGTAGTCTTTCAATCCCTGTGGATTCCACGACATGGAAAAACCGCTTTCACTGATAGATGTAGGACGAGCCAAAAGGGACGGAATGAAGAGAGCCATAGCCACCGATACGGCACCGATATTGACTTGGCTCATCTCTTCGTCCAGCCCCTTACGGGCGTTGAGGGACATATCCAACAAGTCAGCCTCCGACAACTGAATGCCGAAAGACTGAAACTTGTCTGATATGTATTCCCTTACGTTCATTTCGTCAGCTTAGTGAGGTCTAAGTTGGTGATGAGGGTCGGGTCGGCAATCTGCGGAATCCACTCTGCGGTGTACTCGAGGTAACGCCCGTTGTGGTCTCGGTTGGAAGCCACCAGCATATCGCCCTCACCGCCAGAAGTGTAGTTCATGCCGGGAACAGGGTCGGTCCGCTCGTATGGAGTGTGGAAACGCATGTAGCCAATCTTGTCCTGCGGAAGCAGGGTGATATGACCGTCTGCGTAGACCTGCACGTTCTTGCCGTTCTGCTCTTTGACATAATCGTCCTTGATTTCGATAGCGGGGAGACCGATGCCAGTGAACAGCTGCGAAGCCAACTCGGAAGTGACCAACCCGGTTGAGAGGTACATCTGATTCTGCCCCAGCTGCATCTTGAACATATCGCCGAACTCCGAAGAACCGATGATATGCTTGACAAACGTGCCACGGCTCATAATCATCTTGGCGTACTTGCCGAAGTCCGGGGCAATTTCGTTGAGCTTGTTCATCAGGAACGTTACCATCTTCTTCTTGCTGTCCACGACGATGTCGCTGTCCTGCAAAACGATGGTGTTCATCGGAAGTTCGATGTCGAGGAACTCGGTCGCTCCCTGCTCGCTCTGCGCCTTGTCCTTGTTGCGGACTTTCGCCTTTCCCGTCATGATGAGAGAGCCGACAACCAAGTCCATACGCTTGTGAGCGGCGAGCATCACCTGACGGTAATCGTCGTAGATGAAAGCGATGATGTCGTTGAGTGCCGACACCTGCCCTGCTGCGTTGGCCGCGTTGTACTTGTCAATCAAGTCCTGCAACTCCGAAAGACGGTCTACGGGCATCTGATAGCGGTCGCCGAGGTAAGCGACCTCACCAACTCCGCTGCCGATGTTCTGACGCTCACGGATAGGCTTCTCACCGAAACGGGAGTTGATGCTACCTGCGGTAACGCCACGGACAGAACCGATGTAGTCCTTGAACACACGGGTAGTAGTCCGACGGAAGTCGAGATACTGCTTCCAATAGATTGCGTCCTTACGCGTTTGGAGGACACGGTTTATAACTGCACCGACAATCATCGGCTCGTTAAACAAAGTCTGAATAGTCAATGTCATGATGTGTCCTTTCTTTTACTCGTTAAACTGGAAGTGAGGAAGATTAGCCTTGTCCTTTGCAGAGAAAGGAGTTACCAATTTCTCGGGTTCAATCTCAAACGCTCTCTGTAAGAGTGCAACGGAGTTAATGCCGTCTACGACCTTATGAGTTTCATAAAGTGCGGAGTTTGCCACATTCTTAGGCTTTGTGCCACCAGCTGCGGAAGCCTCGAAAAGAACTTCATTAGCTTTGATAGCATCGCCGAGAGCATTTTCAAACGTAACCTTGTCATACTCTGCATTGGTCTTGTCGATAGACTTAACCTTCGCACCCTTTGCGCCATTGCCAAGGATAGTTCCTACTTGAATGTACGAACCTTTTGCAATCTTGATTTCGGTTGCATTATCGTTCGCACCTTCAACAACCAAAACATTTACCACAATCTTTGCAGTCTTTGCCTTGAGGTCGGCTGCAATAGGAGTGAATGATGGAATATAGCTGCCTACTGCCAATCCTGTGACATCAAGGACGTAATTGCCACGACGGCGGAGACCTGTGGACACGTCGTAACGTTCCTCCTTTTCCTCCTTGGGCGGCAAATTGTACTTAAATCCTGCCATAATTTTTACTTGTTATTCTGTTCTACAATCTCTTTTGTCCCCTTTTCGATTTGCTCGGCGATGGAACTAATCTCGCTTTGGCGTTCGTGGCTTCCCTCTTCGGGAGACTTTGCGAACTGGAAACCGCTATTCTGCATCTCCTGCTTCAAGTCCGTGAAGTACTTGTTGAGGTCTGCATCGTCAGCGATGGTCTTGCCCTTGTAGGCAAATTCGGGAATACCAAACGACTTCGCCACCTCGTCAATCTGCTTGTTACGGATGTCCGCCTTTGTTTTAGCATCCATTGCATCCATGCGGTCGGTGAGGGGTTTCAGTGCCGTGCCCAATGCTGCTGCAATCTGCGCGGCCAAATCCTGCGGCTCATTAGGCTTAGGGTCTGTTGGTGGGTCTTGCGGTTTGGGTTTCTCGATAGGCTTTCCGTCCTTGATGTTGTACTGCTTCTCGTAGTCCGCAATAGCGTTCTTCTTTGCAGTGGCAGACGCACCGTTAGCCCGGAAGTCGCCATAGTTTGTTACAACGTCCTGAAAGGTGATACCCTCGACGATGGAGTTTACCTTGCTTTCGTCCGTTACGCCCTCCGCTTTCTTGCTTGCAATCCGCTGGAGGGTGGCATCGTCCACGCCCGCAAACTTCGTCCGTAGACCCGCCAAAATAAGTTCGTAAATGTTCATTCTTAAAGTGTTATCCTGAAACAATCTGATTACCGAAGTCAAAGATACACGTTATAAAAGGGGATTCCGTGTTTTTAATTGGCTTATAAGCCACAACCGCTCCGTTGTTGCAAAATGGCATGGAAAAGGCCCACATCCTCACGGACACGGGCCTAAAAACATGAGAAATAAAAATGTAAACGATATTGTTTTATGAAAAGAGTTTTTTATCCTAAAAGTGTCGAATTTGACACCTTTTATTCTTGCTTTGCCGTGACAGTTTGTGCGGTCTTCTGCTCCTCCTTGATTTGCTGCAACTCGTCTTGCAGCTCGCCATAGTTGCTCGCGTATGCCACGCCGTGCTCTACGCTCCAAACCCCACCACTCACGGCAGCTGCTGCGGTGTCGACTTTCTCGCGGTCGTTGTCAATCATGAACGGCACCAATTCCGTCTCGATGTCCACCGTCTTGGAAGCGGCTTCAAGCGACGAGTTGAGAGAGCCCACGGCAGCGGTGAGGAAGTTCACACGCCGTTGGAAGAACGGGCCGAGTTCCTCCGCATAGTTCTGCACGGCCATGTGTGCCGCCATGAAGACATATTTGAACGACACACCGCTCAAAGCGTTGCCCGTGCCTTTCAGCTGGTCAAAGGAAATACGGGGCGTGTTTGTAAGGGCGTACATCTGATTGAAATAGGTTTCTATCTCCACCTTGATGGGGTCGCTTGTCTGATTCCACGTGAGGTATTGCGCATTTGCCCCGTCCCCCGTGAGTTGCATCATTCTGTTTCTCGCATCGCCGCTAAGGTTTTCGGGCTGCAAGTCACCGAAAAGCATGAGGAGCGGAAAGAAGTGGTTGTCGATACAGTCAGCATAACCGCTTAAACATTTCTCCAACCGCACACGGAGAGAACGCACCTTGGCGCAAAGGGTCTCGCTTCTGTACCCGTACATGACAGGGAGCTTGGGAAGACCGTGTTTGAACGACCGCTCGGGATTTTCCTCCCATGTCTTGTTTTCTTCCCACTGATACACCATCGTGTCGGTGACGGTCATAAACACAGTATGCTTGTTGCCGTCCAAGTCGGTCTTTTCGTATTCGCGGGAGAAAGCCACCATGTCGCCGCTGTCGTCAAAGAACGGATAAAGCGTGTCGCCTCTAAACGGAGACCAAAGCTGCGACTTCAAGCGGTATTCGGGTACAACCATGCCGAAGATTCCTGCAATCTTGCGCTTCAGCTTCGCCCAGAATCCGTCATCCTTGACAACGTACCAATACTCCGCCACTTCCTGCTCGGAAAGCCACGAGCGGACAATCTTGCGGTTTTGAAATTTCAGCTTGTTTTTCTTGAATATCTGCTTGATGGCCTCGAACACGCCACGCTCTCCGTCGTCTTCGGGCGTGCAGTCCAATGTCGGCTCCGTCCCCACGGTGAACGCCGTGTTGATGTTCACGATGTCCTGCTCGATGGGGAGGGAGATGCGGTTCGGCTCTTTCATCTCATACTTGGCTGGGGTTGTCACTTTCTTCTCGCCATCAAAGTGCTCTTCCTCCATCTTCACAAGAACTTTTATCTTCTTGTAAAGCTCCGGGTTCATGATGTCGTGCTGCTTCGGCTCCCAGTCCGCAAGGTTCTTGTCTGTGTCGGGGAGGGTAGTGCGCCTGCCCTTCTTGAGGTAGGCTATTTTCTCGTTTATGTCCTCCAGTGCGAGGATTTCATGCAATGTCTTCGGTGTTGGCATAGTGTTATCCTTTCTTGATTATCCTGTACTGCTTTCCGTGTCCACGTTCCAAGCCCTGCATATATGCAAAGGCAACATGCGGATGGTTTGCCGCAAACTCGTCACGGAAGCCAAACAAATCTTCTTTCTGAACTACATACATATCGTTGTCCTGTTTATCGGGCAAATGCTGCTGCCATATCGCCCTTTGGTTTCAAAATCTTTCCTAACAGTTGCCCAAGGACATAATAGCGAACGGCATCTATTCCGTGATTGTACTTGTCTATTGGTTGATTGATATAATTGCCGTCCTTGTCAGTGTCCCATACGTACTTTCTGAACTCTGTACGGAGGTTATACGACCTCTCTGTAACAAAGATATGGTCAAAGGATAGCATCTTGTCTATTCCTGCTATGATAGAGTTGCCACTCTTATCCACTGGGTAAATCTTTATACCTGCGTTATGTATCTCTTGTATCAGTCGGGGGTCAGCACTCTCGGAGAATACCTTTAAGCTGCCATATCGTTTGAGTTCCTTTATAATATCAGATGACAACATACCTGTGCGATAGAAAAGCTCGTCGAGGTATAAATCATTATCTATGATACCGCATAGTATTCCTGCGCTCGGGTCGTGCGTAAATCCGAAGTCATCACCGATAGCAACCTTTTTGCACCACTTCGGAAACTCCTTAACGACCCCGATATGCTTGAACACTGCACCTTCTGCAACATCCGCCCATCTACCCATGACGGTATGAGCGTATTTCTCGGGGTTGTTAGCTTTCATATCCTCAACCTCCTTGATGAACTCGGGGGAGAGGTTCTCTAAGTTATCCAAGTAAGTTGTATGAATATGCAATACATTCGGGTGGGTGCTTATCTGAACGGGTACGCCATCATACATCACCTCCTCGTGGGTGTTCTCTATAAACCGCTTGTAAACCCAATGGTTGTTGTCAGTAGGGTTCATAACGATGATAATGCGGTTCTGTATTCCTTTCTGACGGATAGAGAGCATGATGGTTTCAAACTCCCTCTCTGACACCCACTCTTCGGCTTCGTCCACTACAAAGGTGGTAATACCGTGAATGGATTTCAGCTTTGCGGTCTGATTCCCCGAACTTGTCTTGATACCTCTAAACATCACAGCACCGCCACTGCGGAGGTTCTTAACATCTGTCTTGGTATGGGTGTACCACTTCGAGTTTCCATCAAGTTCCACCTTCTCCATAAACTCTGGGATAACGGAAATCGAAGCCGATACCATTGTATAACGAGTATATAGTATCTGATGAACTATTCGCTTTGCAGGAGACGGATGTTTCACCTCGAACAACAGACGCTCAATGAAAGTGGAGACATTGAAACTCTTTCCACTTCCACGGCCTCCTGTTACCAATACTATAAACTTGTCCTTGTTGTGGTACAGGGGAGCGTATATCTGCTGTGGCTCGATTCTATTCATTCGTGTTGTCGGTCATCCACTTATCAATGTCGATACCATTCTCGGAGTACAAGTTGTTTTCTTCGTCCAGCTTCCGCTCAACCTTGCGCCATGTTGGGTCGTGGTGATAGAGCAAAGTGGCGATAGCCTGCATGTTAGGAGGCAGTTCCATTTCTGATTCTTGCACCACTGCCTTATCTGTGAGCGTCACCCATCCGGTGCCACCGCAATAGGGGCATTTCTTATCCTGCCCCATGCACTCGCACTTATCCTGAACGTACTTGACGATTTTGGATTTCGTCTTCTTCCCACCGAACGCGCCCTTGATGTATGCACCACGAAGCAAGGCTACTATCTTTGTCCGACCATGCGCTAAGACCCTATAAACTTCACTTCCACGACGTTTGTTTTCTTCGTCATTCCACCCTTGATAGTAGCCGTTCTTCATAGCCCCAAACACGTCAGCGGACAAGTTGAGTTCGTTTGCTATCTCCTCATCTGTGTATCCATTCATTGCAAGCTGCTCGATGAGCTTGTAGAAGTCTGGGCTGTCATAGTCGTGCTTGGGTTTTGCCATAACTGTTTATGTTTTGTTCGACTTGTCTCTTTGAAATGTGTTATCCTGCAATTATTCCATTTGCGGATTGTGTATGTTTCGTTTTTCCCATATAGGTGTTACGGACATATCCCTTTGTGACGCTGTCACTTTTTCTTTTGTTGTCAATGTTTTTTAAGTAACGCATGCCGATACTTCTTGCACGGTTAACTCTTGCCTCATTACCTTGACTTGCTGACATGATTCTAAATGCTTGGTTAGAAATTTCACGTCTTGACTTTTTTCTTGCCATAATTTTATTCAGTTAAAAGTTTTTCTATCTTTTCAGAGAATACTTCACCTTTGAGGAACTTCTCATCGGGGTTAAAGCCGAATTTCTCACAAAATTCAACCTTTGCCTCCCAGTTGTCGAATGATAGCATAAGATAAGCGTCCATGTTTGCGGCTGCCTTTGTAGCGGCTTCTTTCACTTCCTGCTTGACCTGCTTCATGTGGGCGACCTTTTCGGCTCTCTCGGCCTGCCGTTGTGCTACTTCTGCTTGATGCTGTTCTTGTACGGGTTTCATAAGGTCGCCTAACTCACCTACGATGTTATTTTCTTCCTCTGTCTGAAAGTTGAAATCTACACCGATAATATCGAGGTCCTGCTCGGTAAGCCCTGCGTCCTTGTAGTCGATGTCGGGGATAAGCTCGCGGAGGGTATCATTGTTCCACTCGCCTTGCGCTGATGGGTTGTTGAGCAAGATAAGCAGCTCTTTTTCTTCTTTCTCCTCAACGTCTATCAAGTCTACTCGGATAGGGTAGTCGTTATCCTTTGTTTCAGAGTTGTACTTTTGAAGTTCGTCCATGACCGAAAGCCGCTGGTGTCCGCTTACAAGTGTATATCTTGTCCGCTTGTTCACCACGATACCTCCGACCATACCGAACTTCTTTATACCACGTTTGAGAGCCTTGCGGTTCTCGTCCGAAATCACACGAGGATTCTTCTCGTGAAGTTTGATTTGAGAGCGCAGGAGTTCCACGCTCTCTGATGTGAAGTATTTGTTATCCATCTGACTTGTCTCGTTTGGTTGTTATCCTGCTACTACACCTTTTGCTTTTGTACCCATATAGGTGGAACGAGGATATTTTTTATTATATGAACTATCATCATTATAATTCCATTTGCCTCGCGACTTCCTTATGTTGTCATAATAGCGGAAAGAGGTGTTTCTAATTCTGTTTATTCTCGAATTATTACCACTACTACGGCTCATCATAGAATTAGCTTGGTTCATTATGTCATTAACAGATTTTTTCCTTGCCATAATTCTTACTTGTTATCCTGTTTGTACTTTTCTTCTTCTAAAATTCTGAAACTCATTGGAAACACCTTGTATATCTTCTGCAAGTCCTGCGGATAGTGTTCATTAAGCCACGTGAAGCAATCAACATTAAATCCAATTCCATTACTTGCCTTGTTGCCGTACAAAACGGGCTGCGGCAAACGCTTCATACGCATGTAGGCTTTAACATCCTTCTGCGTCCATGATGCAAGCGGATAGACTAAGCCGTTATTCTCATACCCGTTGGCTTCATAGCCTTTGAGCATAAGGTTTCGGTTCATTCCGTCCGCTTTCTTCATTCCTAAGAATGTATAGTAAATACCCGTCTTTAATCTCACCGCCTTAATCACGTCCGCGAGTTTCATCATCTTAACTTTCGGATTAGGAACGCAATACAGACCGCCACGAAGAATATACGTTAAATTCCAATGAGGGACTTCCATAAATTCGACCTTTGGATATTTCTTCTTTACCCACCTTATCCATCCGTTGATGTGGTCTAAATCCTTAACAAAGTACATAAATACACATACAACCCTTTCAAAGCGTGGATAGACTAAATCCAAAGTAACGAGCGAATCCTTGCCAAGTGAACACATAACGATGCAAGATGACTGCCTTTCAGCCCCCCTGCATATAACGTTATGTGCCTCTTGTAATTTGTTCATTAACCTGCGCTCAATCCAAAGCCCTTGCGAAGCTGCCTATAAACAGTCTTATGACTGCCCAACTTATTACCAGCGACCAACTGATGGCGACCACTATTGCCCAGATAAGAACCTGTTGCACCTGCGATACGACCTCTTAACGATTGACCGTTTCTTCTTGCCATAATCTCTTAAATTTAGATTACACTTTCTTCGACTTGTCCCTAATGTTATGTGAAAGCACTTTGCCCAAATCAAACACCACTTGTTCAGCGACCCATACAAGCGGGTTGCCGTCTTTATCCCTGCCATGCTCGTAGGTGATGGGTTCTTTATTATCATCTACGAATATCTCGCAGTGTGCGCCAACGACCTCTACAAGTGCGCTGTCTCTGTCCTTGTTGTAGCCAACGTAGAATTGGATGGCATCATACTTGATAGGCTGCGCGTTGCCGTCTGCGTCTTCAATTTCAAAGCCCTCTTCATCGAGCTGCAACAGCTTCTTAATGGTGGTTGGACGGACCTCTCGGAACTCTTGAACCTTGCGACCTGCAAGGATAGCGTCGAAGTAACGCTGTTTGATTATCAAATTAAGTACTTTCATATAACTTTTCTCAAAATTTTGTATCAACAAAGATACGGTTAAACATTATTATAATAAAGCAATCCGCCACGCGATAAGCCACAACGGGCGGATTGTTGCAAAATCATTATGAGGCGGTGGTTAGCCCCCCCCGTTGCCTTTATAGATTCATGAATTTTTCTCTGCCCGTAACCTCTTTAAGGTTGAAGAAATCAGCCTTGGCAACTCTTCTTCTGTGTGCTCTCTTTCTCTCTATGTCTTCGATAGAAGATTGGCTCAAAGCCTTGTTAAATACTGCGAGAACATCTGCGTCTGTGAAAATGTCTGCGTTCATAATCTTATATTTAATTGTTATTACTTTGTTTCTGAATCACGGTGCAAAGATAGTACTTTGTTTTGAATAGGTGTACACTGAAATGGTGTTTTAACCCAACTTTAACGTTTGAATAAGTGTATGCTAAAATAGGTTAAATAAAAGCTATAAAGTGTACACCTTTGAAATGTTCTTCTTATATTTGCAGCAGAAACAACCATTAAGCCCTACGCATCACGGTCAAGCGGTCTTTATGAATAAGTATATCATCTATAATGAAGAAAACAGAGTTAACGGCTGCGTGGCAGCAGAATATCAGTCCATCGCACGAGACGAGACGCATGTCCGGCTGATGGCAGCAGAAAATGGCGTTGACCTCTATGGTTATACAATAGAGCTCGTCAAAGAAGACATAAGAGACGAGCTTCGCAGGCCCTACAAGCCCTATTTCGAGAAAGACAGCTTATGGGCGTAATGTAACCAAAAGAATACAGAAAAGAGTGAGATATGGATATTAAAGATTACAACTCGTGTTGGTACTGCGACAATATCGTAGACCACCCCGAGCAAGTTGGACTACTGCACCTCGATTTTCCCAGGTGCTTTGTTCTTATCCCTAACAACACAGACTTCCAGCTGTCCCGGGCAGAGGACTTCAAGAACGAATATTGCCAAATCAACTGGTTAGACCCATTCGAAGATATGGATGAGAAAACCAAAAATGAAGTTCTCGACAGATTATGGAATTTCATGGTCACACAGGAAGATAAAGAGGAGAACCTGTCATACGATAGGCAGATTGACGAATATCTTGAAAACGAATAGTTATCAAACTGGTTATATAATTATTAAGCCCTCAACAGCACGGTTAAGTTGCACAAAAATGAATACGAAAAACAGAGGAGAATAGCAACTGACATTATTAGAGTTTTCCGAAGAACAACAGTTTTATCATAAAAATATCGACGGCTCACAACCGCAGAGTAAATTCTATCTTCCAATTGGGTGGCTGCCATGGAATGATGCCTACACATATCTTGAAGGTGCGAAATTACGCTTATTTGGGGAAGATGGAAAAAGATTGGCTTCGTATGAAGAAGCAATCGACGATTTTATCCGGTATTCTAAAAATATTTAACAACTCGAATAATGGTAGGAATAAAAGGCAAAAGCGGAGGCCGGAGAGAAAGAGCTGGTCGCCCGTCCTGCATCGGGAAAAACTATAACTATAAGGCAGACAAAGACCTCGTGCCAGTTCTTGATTCGCAAGAAAATAGAAACAGGTTCATCAACAATGCTGTTAGGGAGAAAGCACAAAAGGATAAG